GCGGGCTGCGGTGGGAGGCGGTGAAACCGGTCCTGGCGCCGCTCCTGGTTGACAGATTCGTGGTGGTGCAGCGATGATTCTCGTGGACGATGCTGGGTGGGGATGTGCTGTGGGTGGCACCCTGATCGCGGCCTACCGGGTCGAGACGGGGGAGATCCAGGTGCGCGAGGTCCCCGTCTCCTACTTCCAGGGCGACCTCTTCCGCGCACACGCCTACCTCGGGGCGTCAGCCATTGCTGCGGCAAGCGCCGTCACCACACTCCGGCAGCACGGCGAATCGGTTCAGATCTGCTCGGGCTACATCCACACGGCGACGCATCGGCAGCACGCGACCTGGAAGATCGTCAAGATCACCGGACCCTTCCAGGCGCGGATCGAGCAGGAGCTGAAGGACTATCTCCACCAGCTCGGCTTTCCCTACCAGGGCTCGACCGAGGCCTACGGGAAGCTCTTCTTCGAGGCCATCCGGTGGCTCAAGGGGGGTAACCCGAACCGGGCCGGGATGGATCCCGAGCGCGTCAAACTGGCCAAGACCGGCTGGGAGACCTTCGAGATCTACCGGAAGCATCCATATAAGCGAGCCGCGGAGATGACGGCAGCGTTCAAGTCGAGACGGCGGTTCAACAGCCGGCGGGAGTAGAGGAGGGGTTACTGTGAAACGATCATTGCGGATAGGCGCCATCACAACCGGGATCGGGTTCTTTGTCATTGGGAACTTGGTAGGCCTGGCAGAGGAGTTTCGATTATTCAGCGCGCGGAGTACGGGCTTAAACCTGCTCGGTGTGCTAATCCTCTGCCTGCAGATCGCCGTCCTGGTTATCCTCGGAGAATGGGTCTGGAAGATTATTCAGCGCAAGGCGCATCACCATATCCTGCCTCACCTGGGAGTGGTCATCGCCCTGGCCATTCTGATCGCCGGATGCACGAACGTCCCACCGGGCTACGTGGGCATCCGCGTGAACTACTGGGGCAGCCAGAAGGGTGTGGAGGACTTTCCGGGCACGACGGGCATCCAGCTCTACAATCCGCTCTCGACCAGCATCTTTGAGTTCCCGACCTTCGTCCGCACGGCGATCTGGACACGCTCTCTGCACGAAGGCAGAAAGGTGAATGAGGAGATTAGTTACAACTCGGCAGAGGGCCTAGCCTTCACTGCCGACATCAGCTTGTCGTATCGGCTCTTGCCGGAGAAGGTGCCACACTTCTACGTGACGTTCCGATCAGATCACATTGACGATTTCACCCACGGCTTTCTTCGGAACGTCGCGCGGGATGCCTTCAACGAGGTCGCTTCCCAATACAATGCAGACGAGTTATATGGGACGAAAAAAGAGAAGGTGCTGGTAGAGGCGAAAGAGCGTATCAATGCCAAAGTCGGCCCCATCGGCGTGGTCATCGAGCAGTTTGGATATATCGGAGCGCCCCGACCACCGGATAATGTCGTGGATGCAATCAATGGCAAGATCAAGGCGACCCAAGATGCCATCCGCACGGAGAATGAGGTCCGGGCCGCCAAGGCAGAGGCCCAGAAGTCTATTGCCAAGGCGAACGGGGAAGCTCAAGCGAACCAAATCCTCACGGCGTCCTTGTCGCCGATGTTAATTCAATGGCGTCAACTGAATTTGACCCAAGAAGCGATCCAGAAGTGGGACGGAAAGAGGCCAATGGTCGAGGGCGGGGCGAGCGGACTACTCCTGAACATCACCCCCCAGCGATAGGAGGATCACACCGATGAATCTCCGCTGCTCCGCGTTACCCCTGGCCTTCAAGTGTGCGGGATCTCTGCGCCCCGCCGAGGGCGAGGTCCTGATCGACCCCGTGGAAGAAGGCGGCCAACTCGGATCAGCCGTCCACGAGGCCCTGGCCCACCTGGTCAGCACGAATACTCTGCTTGATGTCCGGCCTCTCGCGCTCAAGTATGAGACCGATCCAGACGAGGTGGGGCGTCTGACCTACTATGGGAACATCGCCTGGCAGCAACTGCGCCCAGCCTTTCCTGATCCGATGGTGGAGCAGGAGGTCAACGTCGAGGGAGACCAGCCGCTCACCGGGCACATGGACGTCCTTTCCTACACCGCAGAGGTCGCGGCGATCCTGGATTGGAAGTCCGGCTATAAGCAGTCGGATTTCTACCATCAGCTCATGGGGTACGCGCAACTCCTGTTTCGAGTGAGCGGCATGCAGACGGTGCGCTGCTCGGTGGTCTGGCTGCGCGAACAGACCATCGAGACCTTCACCGTCTCGCGGGACGAAGGCGCGGCCTGGGCCGAATCCTTGGACAAGCAGGTCATCGCTTGGGACGGCGTCTACCATCCCGGGGAACACTGCACCTTCTGCCGACGCTTCTCCTCCTGTCCCGCCCGCATGGCCATGGCGCGCGCCGCGATCGAGGAGATCGGGGGACCGCCGCTGACCGATCTTCTGGATGTGCAGGAGATTCGGGCCCACATGCCAGCCGTCGCAACCCTGTACCGGACCGGCAAGATCGCCCTGGCGAATAAGGTGCTGGATCGTATCAACAACTTGGTCCGGCTATACATCAAAACGGTTGGGCCGATCCCGCTCGATGCGACCACCGAGCTGGCCCTGGTCGAGGAGCCGCGAGATCAGATTGATCCTCTCAAGGCGTGGCCGATCATCACGAAGTATTTGACCGACGTCGAGTTCGCCCCGGCGGTGAAGATCGGGAAGACCGCGCTGTTGGATGCGATCGCTCTCAAGGCGGGCAAGGGTAAGGGGGCTGGGGCGAAACGGCAGCTCATGGAGGAGCTGAAAGCCGCCTGGGCGGTGACCAATGTGCCTGTGTTCAAAATGAAGGAACGACCGATCCAGAAGGAGTTACAGCCATGAAGATCGAGAACGGTGGAGTGCCGGCCACCCGAGAACCCGGTATGATCGACGTTGCACAGACCCGCGCGGCGCAAGAGGTCCAGGCCGCGATGATCATGGCCAAGCGGTTTCCCCGCGACGAGACCGCGGCGATCGCGCGGATCCTCCAGGCGTGCAAGCGGAAGACGCTGGCGGAGCAAAGCCAGTATGCCTATCCCCGCGGCGGAACGAAGGTGGAAGGCGCGAGTATCCGTCTCGCCGAGGTCCTGGCCCAGAACTGGGGCAACATCGAGAGCGGCGTCATCGAGCTGGAGCGGAAGGAGCGCGAGTCCATCGCGATGGCCTACTGTTGGGACCTGGAGTCGAACGCCCGGGACGTCAAGATTTTTACCGTGCCCCATGTCCGCGACCGCAGCGAGGCGAAGGGTGGGAGCGTAGAACTCTCGGATGGCCGGGACATCTACGAGCTGGTGGCCAATATGGGGGCCCGGCGCAAGCGGGCCTGCATCCTGGCGATCATTCCTGGGGACGTCCTGGATGGCGCCATGGAGCAGTGCGACAAGACCATGGAGGGAGACGCGAAAGAGCCACTGATCGACCGCGTTCGGAAGATGGCCAGCGCCTTCGCGGACCTGTCCGTGGCGATCCCGCTCCTGGAGCGCCGCCTCGGCCATGTGCTGGACGCCACCACTGAGGCCGAACTGGCCGGCCTACGGAAAATCTTCGCGAGCCTGCGCGACGGCATGTCGAAACGGGAGGACTGGTTCCAGATGCAGCCTGGCGAGGGCGTGCCGGAAGGGAAGCAGGCGTTCGGGTTTAAGGCGAAAGCCGAGGCGTCCGCAGCGGGTCAGACCCCACTGACACCCGCGTCCAATCCGCAATCCGACTCGCCGCAGACCCCACCGCCCTCTGCGGCCGAGGGGGCACCCTCGGAGGCTCAGGCTCCTCCGGGGGCGTCCGCCCCTGCGCCTCCGCAGTCTCCCCGGCCGTCTGCCACCCTCCTGCCTGCCAGCGACCAGGAGACCTTGGCGGTCCTGATGAAGGATATCCAGGCCCTGGCCACGACCAAGGGGGTCAAGCTGCAGGACATCAATGCGTTCGCCAAGAAGCGGTACGGGCGGGAACTCGTCCACTCCAAGATCGTGGATCTGCAGGCGATGAAGGGCAAGCTGGGACAGCATCCGAAGGGCGAGAAGTTCGAGTAGGTGTATGCCGGATATCGTCGTGACGGTCCCCAAGGACAAATGGGGGGAGTGGATCGCCGAAGGGGATCTCGCAGGGGATTCCTGGTCCGGCACCGCCTATGCGTTCTCCATCGGTCCGAGAAACATCCCACACATTGGCGCGGGTGAGCGCGTGTATGTCGTCGCGCATGGCCGCCTCCGGGGCTACGCTCTGTTCCGCTCCATCCGGCCAGAAGCGAACGGCTGGGGGATCGTCCGGGGCGGGGAAGCCGTGGCGGTCACCATTCCGGATCCCATCCGGGGGTTTCAGGGATGGCGCTACCGGTGGTGGAACAGGGACGACGAGGTCCCGTTTCCGGATTGGAAGGAGGCCGGCGTCCGGAAGTTGCGCTGTCGATTCTGCTCCTTCGAGGTGGCCGTCGTTCGCCGGCTCAAATCCGGCAAGGTCCGGATGGGCCGGGATACGCTGACCTGGCATGTGCGGGAGAAGCATCCGGCAGAGTACGCGAAGATCCGATCGTTCGTCGGCCGGTCCTCCACGTCCACACGGAGGCCGACCGCAGATGACGAATAACTGTGCTGGCGGGCGGCGTGTCGCGCACGACCATGAGGGCTAAGGGGACCGTGGCTCGGGCACCGCTATCGAAGCAGGGTAGATGGGAGAGCAGTCCGGCCGGAAATCCGGCCCCGCTAGCACTTCACGGAGGGCGAAGAGAAGGAGAATACCCGTGGCACAAGGACAGGCAACCAAGGAAGAAGCGGTGAAGGTGAAGGAAGCCTTCGATGAGGTCTTCAGGGCTCTACCCAAGAGCAAGACGATGGATTTCATCGGCCACGCAAACGACATTTATCTGTTTCTCGAAGCGGCAGCACGGGTGCTTCCAACTGAGAAAGCGGAGAAGAAGCGGTAGCCCGCACCAGCACTCCGATGTGCGGCTCGGCATGCGCACACGTCCTGGGCAGAAGACCTTACGAGGCAGGCCCGGAGGTGTCGAGCCGCCTTCACGAAGGGGTGTGAGTGATGGAACCGCCAGAACCTGTATCTGATTGCCGTCAACCATGCGAACCTCCTGGCTGTGACGAATGCTCGAATTATTGGCAGCGCATGGAACGTGAGGGCTTCTGGAAGAATGGACGATGGACTGATAAGGGCTGGAGAGAGATTACAAAGTAATACCGCCAGCACTTCACGAGGGCGGCTCGGGGAGGGAGGTCAGATGTCAAGGGCGGATGTGGGCCGGGCGTGTATCGTAACGGTTCGCCACATAAGTACCCGAGCCGCCTTCACGAAGGGGGTGACAGATGAACCCGATACTCTGGGTGATGGTTGCGTTTACTGGTATTGTCTTGATCGCCGTCTATTTCCTTGCACGTAAAGGCTCTAGACAATAACCCCGCCCCTCGGCGCGGGGCGAGGAGGGATAGGGTGAGCATTCTTTCATGGTTTCTTAGCTTTCGTTTTATGAAACCTGCCGTGAAGTGGGCATGGAGTAATCCGGCAGCCAAAACCGCTGCCGCGTTTTACAAGACGGGCAAACTGCCATGCTGTGGATCAACGGAGTTCCTAGAGGGTCCATCAGGAGGATTAAGCATGAACATCGAGTGTGCCGAATGTAAGCAACGCTGGAACATTACTCCTACGATGGGCTTACTTGATCCAATTTAACTGCGGGGCGAGGAGGCGGGGGATGAGTGATCACTGTGAAGGATGTAGTGTCCACAGGAAGGATATCGGCCATATGCACCCCGATCCAGACTGTCCTGGGGTGGACAGTGACCTCCGCACCCGCCTCGCCGCTGCCGAGGACAAGTTGAAGCGATGTACCTGTGATTATGAGATTGTCACATTACCCACCGGAATCGTAATTCATCGTGGTGAGTTGCGCTGCGCTATTCAACAAAAGATACAGGTACACAACCAAATCACCGAGGCATTATTGACACAATTAGAGGCTGCTGAGACCGCTCTCGCCGCTGCGGAGGCTGAGCACACAAGGGCAATGGTGCTTCTCAATCCAGTCTCCAAAGATGAGACATTGCTTGGAGCAATTAAGAATGTTCTTCAAGCAGAAATGTCTGCGGTGGAGAATGCAACGGAAGCTATAAGACAATGGGAGAACATGCAGGCCGCCCTCGCCGTGGCGGGGAAGATGGCGACAGGACTTGCAAATGGGCGAGATCGCTTCTACTTAGAAGTATTGGCCGCCCGCTTCCACGAGGCGATGGGGAAGGTGAAATGACGCCAAAACATTTGAATGAATTCGCCGCGCAATATATTCATCCCTATACTTCTGGAATGATAAAGGTTCCTGTCTCGGAGCTACGAGACATAGCCTACAGCCTCACCGCCGCTCTCACGCGAGCGGAGACGGCGGAGCGGGAGCGGGAAGTAGTTTCTGCACTTGCCCGCGAATTGCAGGACGATCTCGCTGAATTGTTCACGGAGCGTGACGCCGCCCGCGCCGAGCAGCGAGACATCCTGGATCGACTTGCGAGACTGTTGGACGCCTGCTCCGAGGAACGCTACCAAGAATTAAAGAGTTGGGAGGCGCAAGCTCGCAGATGGGAGTCTGAAGGAGATATGTACGGATGGAACTTCCATCAAGGAATGGCGGCAGGCGCGAATTGGTGCGACATCATCTATCGCCAACTCGGGCGAGAAATCGAGACGATCCGCAAAGAGGCTAAAGCCATCCTCACCCCCCAGCCCCCGGCGGAGGAGACCTAGTGGAAACCCTGTGGGGGGAGGAGCTTCCCAGCGACCCGCTCATGCGTCGTGTCATACTCTGGAGGGCTATCGCGCTGCTGGCCGCCTGCGGAAAGGCACCCGTGCAAAAGGTCCTGATGTGCCTTGTGATGGATGTTGTGCGCCCGCCGAGCGACGATGAATTGCGCTCACTATTGTCTGAGGCCCGTGAGGCGGTCAAGGCCGACCCTGCTTCCCAGCCCCCGGCGGAGGAGCCATGATACCTACAAAGATTCCGCCCACGACGGGCGAATGGTGGGATGTCGTGTACGCGAAGAATCAACCGGAGTACATCCCTCTCCCAGCGATCAGAAACGACACAGGGGCCGTCATCACCTGCTGGCAGATGTCCTGGCGAGAACGACTCGCAGCCCTGCTGTACGGGAAGATATTCCTTACGATGCTCACGTTCAACAAGCCGCTCCAGCCGGTGAGACTGGGTACGCGCTTGCCGGAATTCGACAGGAAGCCCCCAGTGGAGGAGACGCGGTGACCAAACGGATCTTGTGTGTAAATGGGGATGGCCGACCTATTCGCCATCCGTCAAAAGTCCTGTGCGCCGTGTGTTTTGCAAAACTCGATAAGAAATTGAACGATCTTGTCACTATGCTGAAGCGGGCATGAAGCCCCCGGCGGAGGAGCGGGAATGAGCGAGCCCTACACCCTGGCCCGAAAAGGCGAAGGCCTCCTCTTCGTCCGCCATCCGCGCTATGGGAAGCAGCTCTGGACGCTCTCCATCCGCCCAGTCACCAGGAAGTATTGGGACCGCCTCTGCACGATGTGTGGCCAGCGGCTCGGGTATCATCGGGCCTACCGCCCGATCACTAATCTGGGGAACCGGATGCACCGGATCTGCAAGGCGTGTGGGGAGAAGGCGACGTGACTGAGGCACAATTCCATGTGGAACTCTCGGCCGCGTTTAGGATCTGTGGGTATTGGGTTGCAAAATGGCCCGATCTCCCCGTGAGTTTCCAAAGAAAAGGCGTCCACGGGCAGGACGGGAAGATCCGCTTCACGTTGCCGCGGCCATACGATCTCCAGTTGTGCAGCCCGGCCGGGATCTTCGGAGCCATCGAGTGTAAGCTCATTCACACCGAGCATTGGAAACTGGACGACCGGGCCATGCGGCAGCTCGACACCTTGCGGGGGATCGCCAGCCGGCCACCAGCCCTGGCCGCCTTCGCCGTCAACATCCGCTACCGGGGACCCCGCAAGGGCCAGTGCAACCGGGCCTTCCTGCTCCGGATCGAGCCACGGGAGCTGGCGCAGGACGCAATGGCCGACTGGCGCACCAGTCTCGTCATTGATCTGGAGTGGATGATCGCGTATGGTGCCGAGATCCCGCGCATCACTGGCGGGTGGAACGTGCGGGGGCTCGTCCCATGAGAGGGCGAACGGGTAGACACGGGCATCATGCGCGAGGTCCGGAGCATCACCTATGGAAGGGAGGACAAATTGAGGGCTGTTGTCCGTACTGCGGCGCAACATTTTTTTACTGGCCAAGTGAACGGAAGGAATTCTGTTCCGCCCGGTGCGTCAACCGTGGTGGACGAAGGGGCGGCAAAGGAAGACTACTTCTACGGAGCGATCAGGATATAAGAAACAGAATCCTTGCAAGAATCTCGGTGGATAGCACGACTGGTTGCTGGATTTGGCGCGGAGCCAAAAGCAACTCAGCCCGACCAGGCTGCCCACCCAGATATTACGGGCACATTCGCGCGCGTGGTAAAACGCGCCGTGTCCATAGACTCGCGTATGAACTGTGGCGAGGACAGATCCCCAAGGGGCTGGAGCCAGATCATACGTGTAGGCAAACGCTCTGCGCCAATCCTTGGCACCTCGAACCCGTAACTGGAAGCGTGAATGCTCAACGTGGGTTGACGGGGAAGGTACCGAGAAGACCGGCACGCGATGGAGCCGGATTGGCACAAGCCCGAAAGTGAGGTGATACCACGTGGGGAAGAAGAAGCAGAAGAAAGGAAAGAAGAAAGGGAAGGCTGGTACGGTGCCAACTGGCGGGTAGCTCCTGGTAGCCGGCCCCCGATCCCGGGGGCTCGCACTCATCGAGGGGGTCATGCGATTGAAGTCCATTAGCAGCCGTGAGCGACTGGCCCGATGGCGGAGAGCGAACCGTGAGCATGTACGGGCCTACTTTGCTGCCTGGAGGACTCGCCATAGGGAGGAGTTGAAGGCGTACCACGCTAACTGGTACAGAAAGAATCGTGACGAACAACTAGCAAAGTGCGCCCTTCGTTATACGGCCAGACGCGAGGAGATCCTTGAACAAAAGCGGAAGTATCTGGCCGACAACGGCGATCGCATCAACGCTGTCCGAAGGGCAAGACGTGCTGGCGAACCTGAGCGTGTGCGAAAGCTGGAGAAGCTGTGGCGAGAGCGAAACCCGGAAAAGAAGCTCGCGAAGGACTCAGCATATCGCCATAAGTACCCTGATCGTATTAAGGCCAGCACTGAGGCTGCGAAGAAGAAGAAGCCGGAACTTTACCGCCTTCTGAACGTGCAAAGATCCAATCGCAGGCGGTCCCGTGTGCGCCTTGCACCGACTGAACCAGTTAGTATCAAGGCGATTATCGAGAGAGATCGAAGTATCTGCCATCTCTGCTCGAAGCGTGTGCAGAGCGGAAACCTCTCGATTGATCACCTGATCCCAGTCATTCGTGGGGGCGCGTTCGCGGTCTGGAATTTATGTGTAGCGCACAGGGCGTGCAATTATCGAAGGGGGACAAAGCGGATCCTGACAGAGGAGACAAGGGAGGCGGCGGAAATCTATATCCAGGGGAGACTACATGAGCACGATCGTTCTCGGCAAGAGCGGTCTCAAGCCAATTACGCTTGACCTCGACCGACTCATCCGGACGCGCCTGCTGGTCCAGGCGAACTCCGGTGGAGGGAAATCCTACCTCTTGCGTCGGCTGGCAGAACAGCTCTTCGGGAAGATCCCGGTCCTGCTGATTGATCCCGAGGGTGAATTTGCCACGCTGCGTGAACGCTTCGGCTATGTCCTCGTCGGGAAGGGTGGCGAGACGCCCGCAGACCCCCGGTCGGCTGCCTTGGTCGCACACCGATTACTTGAACTGCAGGCGTCAGCAGTGTGCGACCTCTATGAAATGCCTGTTCGAGAGCGCCACCGATGGATCCGACTCTTCCTAGAGGCGTTAATTGACGCGCCCAAGCGACTTTGGCGTCCCACGATCATTGTGGTGGACGAGGCACATGGCTTCGCGCCGGAGAAGGGACACGGGGAGTCCGAAGCCTCTGATGCCATGATCGGTTTGGCCACGCGAGGACGCAAGCGCGGCTTCGCCTGTGTCTTTGCCACGCAACGATTGGGGAAACTCCGGAAGGACGTCGCAGCCGAACTCCTGAATGTGCTGATCGGCCAGACGTTCGTGGATATTGATCGAAAACGAGCCGCTGAGGCCCTTGGGATCCCGGCCAAAGAGGAGCGCGCCTTCTTTGACCAGGTGAAGGTGATGGAACCTGGGAGCTTTTGGGGTTTAGGTCGGGCCCTGGCGATGGAGCGTGTCCTGATCCATATCGGTCCGGTACAGACTACGCATCCCGAGCCGGGCTCGGCGAGACATTCGGCCGCGCCTCCGCCCGCTCCCGATAGGGTCAGAGCCCTCTTGCCGAGGCTGCAGGACCTGCCAAAGGAGGCTGAGGAGCGGGCGCAGACACTCTCGGATCTGCGGCAAGAAATCCTGCGATTGCGGGCGGAAGTCCGGCAGGCCAAGCAGGCCGTTCCGCAGACAAAGACAGAGACGAAGGAGATCTCCGTAATCAAGCCGGCAGACCTGGCCCGCCTGGAGCGCCACATCGCCTGGTTCGATAAGATCCGCGACCGGCTGGCCCAGGCCCAGCAGGTGCTCACGACCGAGTTCGGCATCCTCGCGGATGCGGTCAAGAAGGTCAGCCAAGCTCCCATCGCTGTGTCCCCCAGCCGGCCCTTCGGCGAGCTGCCCGTGCCCTCGGCGGTGGCGCGGCCAGTGCACGTGGCGGCCGCAGATGATTCCGGTCCTCTCGACCACGGCCAGCGCCGGATCCTGGAGACCGTCAGAATGCTGAACATCCGGCAGGTTCCGGTCACGCGCGAGGCGGTCGCCCGATGGATGGGCATCCACCCGAATGGCGGCCGCTACAACCATGGGCTGGCAAAGCTGCGCGAGCTGGGGTATCTTAACGGCTGGAGAATCCTCAAACCGATGACCGGATCAGACCCATCGGAGACGGGTCCGGTGGCCGTCTTGGGCAGCTTCAAGGAACATTCTCAGCGTAAAGTCTTTGCCGCCATTCTGGAGAGTAAGGAGCCGCTGACGCGCGAGGAACTTGCCAAGAAACTCGGCATCCACCCGAACGGAGGACGCTTTAACAAGACCCTCGCCTGGTTCCGCGACATGGGGATCATCCCCGATCGCGGGCCGATTACCCCGACCGAAGGAGTGTTCCGATGAACAACTTTTGGACTGGTGCCGCGATCGTCGTCGCTGTGGTGGCGATCGTCGAAGCGTTGCGGGTCTTTCGCACCAGGAAACCGAAGATCGCAAGGGGTCAGTCCGCGCCCATGAGTCTCCACGACTCCGCCCGGGCACTGATCCTGGCCGGGGAGGCGGCCTTTCGTTCCCCGCATCGCCAAGCTCTCGTCGAGGAGTTCTGGAAGCTGGCGGATGCCCGCCTGGAGAATCTTCCCATTCGCCTCCACCCGGCCGCCCTTGGACTGCTCACCTGCCAGATTGACTACCTCCAGCGCAATCCGGAGCGGTCCGCGGTGGCCCTGGCCGGCTTGCGGGGCGGGATCCTCGGCCTAGCGACGGCAGGGCAGGTATACGAGCTGGAGACCCCTGTGCCGCGAGGAGGAGCGCCGTCGTGAGCCAGAATGATCCCGTGCGGATTCCGATCGCCTGCATCATCTGCAAGGGCCGTCAGCCGGGGTTCCTCCTCTTCGGCTATCTCCCGTCTGACAGATCCATCCCGTGTCTCAAGTGCGAGACGTGCGGGACCCGGTACACTGTTGAAGTGGCCATCGCCACGTAGAGAGAGGAACACGCCCATGCGCGAGAACCTGACCGACATCACCCTGTTGCTGGACCGGACCGGCTCGATGCAGGTGGTCCGGGATGAGACGATCTCGGCCGTCAATCGGTTCCTGGAGGAGCAGAAGCAGGTGCCGAAAGAGGCCACATTCACCCTGGTTCAATTCGACTCGCAGGATCCCTTCGAGGTGATCCAGCGGGCCGTGCCGCTTCGAGAGGCCCGGCCACTCACGGCCGAGACCTACGTGCCACGCGCCTGGACGCCCCTGCTCGACGCGATCGGCCGGACGATCAATGACGCCGGGGCGCGGCTCGGCGCCCTGCTCGAAGGCGACCGGCCAGGGAAAGTCGTCCTGGCGATCATCACGGACGGTCTGGAGAACGCGAGCAAGGAGTTCTCCCGGGCGAAGATCCTGGAGATGATCACGCACCAACGGGAGGCCTACCAGTGGCAGATTGTGTTCCTCGGGGCGAACCAGGATGCGATCCAGGAAGGCGCGGGGCTCGGGGTTCCCAAGAGTGCCTCGCTCACCTACGGTGCCACCCCGGCTGGCGTGCAGGCGGCATACGCCTCCTTGAGCCAGAATGTGGCGGCGTACCGGGTCGGGGCATCGGTCGCGATGTCTTGGAGCGAGGAGGATCGGAAGAAGCAGGGAACGGCGCGGCAGTAGGCGGAGCAAGAAGATCCTGGCCGGGGGACCTACCCCCGGCCATTCTTTTTCACGATGTCCACGAACGTGGTGAGCGCGCCCAGGACGAGTTGCTGCATGCTGACCTGGCGATCGAAGGCCAGGAGCTTGACCTCCCGATGCAGATCCCGGTGGAACCAGACCGTGTAGGGCACCCAGGACCGGTCCTTGAGCTTTCCCCGGGCCCACGGGCGCGGGGCAGTCTTCGGCCTCATCGGGACCCTCCAAAACGTCTCCCGGCCAGTTCCTTCGCCTTCCGGCCGTGCGACACGGCACAGCCGATCAGATAGAGGAACACCACGAACAGAATCAGCTCCGTCAGGACGTCCACGAAAAAGCGCATGCTGAGTCCCCACTGACGGCCCGAGGTGCTGTGGACGAAACCTAAGATGAAGACCCCTATCCCGAGACAGGCCTGCACCTTCGCAAGCCAGCGGTGGTAGCGTTCATCCGCCATAGGTATCATCCTTTCCGCCCAGCCATCGGAGCAGCTTCGGCCCGGCCCAGCAGAGGAAGAGCCAGAACCCTGCGAACGCGACCAGCTCGATGATTGTCCCAAACATCCCGGCCACCAGCAGCATAACCCCGATCACAACGACCCAGGTTGGCATCAGGCAGGCTCCTTCTGTGTGAGCCACGGGAGCAGGCGGTGCTCCTCCACCGGCAGCGTGGCCTCCACCAGTGGCAACCGGAGGCGGTACTTCTCCTTCAATCGCCGCAGGGCGGCTAGGCTCCCAGCCTTGGCCTGGGCGATCAAGTCCGGCCGACTGGCCCGCTCGGCGATCTGTGCACTCCGCAGCCGCAGCAGCGCCTCTTGTTCGTCCACGGTCCAGTCGCCGAGATGGTCCTCGCGCGCGATGCCCACCCGCTTCGGGATGATGTTCCGCATCGGCGCCGCCTTCTGACGCTGCCGTTCTGCATGCAGCCACCGGCGCCGGTCCTCGATCGTGAAGGTCAGACCCAGGATCTTGTAGCGCAGGTAGTGTAGGCGGTTCACGGTCAGGCCGAACTCAATCGCCAGATGCTTGATCTCGCCGAACCTGGCGACTCGGAGGCGGGCAAGGACCACATCCATCGCTGGGGCTGGTTCCACCGGATTGCTGTCCATCTCAGACTCCCGCTTCGGGTTCCCCTTCGTCCAATACGGGGCACACCCGTTCGCCTACCCTGGACATAAGGTGGAAGCAGTTTGGGTGGAGATTTAACCATGAGTCCGGTGCTGACTTGTCGAGCTGAACCCACTGGATGACCTCTCGGCCCGGCAGCAATTTTGCGGCGACCGCCTTCATCTCCTCCCAGGTCGGATACCGCTCACTAGACGAGACAGAGATGTGGTCCCACTCCACCCCGCTCGGGAAGAGATCCCTGGAGAACACCACACTGCATGGGCCAAACCGGTAACATTCCAGGAAGGCCATCGCTGGCAATTTCGGCAACGGGCAGGGCACTCGCACCAGTTCCCTTTGACCTGGCTCGGACCAGCCCCGCTTCATCGGATTCCTCCTCTCGCTCTGCTCAGATGCAATAAACGCTGCAACTCCCCGGGTAGCCGTAGCAACACGTGGTGCAAATCATAATCCGGCCGTCAGGCAGAAAGTAGGTTACGCTCGTGCAGGCGGCCCACACCGCAGCGGCCATCCCGAGCAGCATCCAGGCCAAAACGAGGGCACACAGCAGGCGTTTCAGGGCGCGCTCCTTTCCTCCTTGGGCACCTGGATCTTCCAGGCGCAGTCCCGACAGCGGATCCAATCGCCATCCGCCTCGCGAGTGAAGCGCATGGCCCCTCCGCACTCCGGGCAGGCGTCAATGACCTTCGGGTCCCGGCTGAACAGGGCGAGACTTGGCTTCATAGCGGCGTCCTCCTGGACCCTCCGAGGGACATTCCGACGGCGAGGTCCGACACAGCAAGGCCACCAGGTCGTGGCGAATGTCGCGAGCCTCCTGCACGACCTGGTCAATCCGATGGTTTTGCTCCTGCCGATACATACTCGCTGATACCAAAAAAGTGAGACCCGCCAACCCGCAGGCAATCAGGACCGCCCAGCCACCCCACAGGGTGATGGCCAGCTCCCAGCGGATCCGACGCCACCAGACAGGATGCAGGCAGTCGGTCCGGCGCCGGCTGACGGCCCCAAGGTGCTGGCCGAACCAGTCCACGGGACGGGCCACGTGCCGCAAGGTCCACCAGGGCCACCGCATCAGCGTTTCCTCCGGCCGGTTCTGGTCGGCTGGATATTCCGTTTCATGTAGCTGATGTAGAAGGCCTCGGCACGCTTCAGGGCGGCTTCCCGCTCCCCAAGTTCCTCTCTGGAGTGTGCCACCCGATTTTGGCACCCCTTGACATGGGCCGTGACGGCCGCTTCAGGGGAAAAGTAGAAGTGACGGTTGGGCCTATCGAAAATCGTTCGACTGCCCAGCCAGGAAGGATGCGACGGCACGTAATAGGTGGTCTTGCGCTCGATCGCCTCGCACGACACGAGTTCCAACTTCCCGTTATAGTCCGGATCGTACACGGAGTAGATCGTGACGGTCGTTCGCTGCTTCATCGGAGCGTCTCCAGTCTGGCACGCAAGCGCCGGATACTCTCCAGCGCATCCGTGTGGTTATCCACCACCTTCTCGACCGCCGCTGGGCAGATGAGCACTGCCAGCCGGGCCTTATCGAATCCGTACCGCCCGCGGGCGAGGTGGAGCAGATCCACGGCCGTGTCCACGCTCATCGGGCTTCCAATCCACGTTTTCCGCATCGTCCGTTTCATCGCTTCCCCTTCCGCAGGCCCACGACTGCTCGGCGCAGATCCGCTTTGTCCCGCTCCTCCCGCGCGATGACCTCGTCCATGACGTCCTGATCCACAATCTCGACGAAGGCTTCCCGAATGATATCCGCCAGGACGTTCGGCGGCAGCGCGTCCACTTCCCAGGACTCGTCTCCATGTCTGGCCACATAGCCTTCCGCCCGGGGATCCGACATCTTGGCCGGGTTCGGGGGAGGGTCGTATTGCTCCACCTGGGGCATGGTCAGGGCCAGCTTGATGACTTTGACCTCGGCTCCGAACGTGGTCAGCCGGTCGCCAATATCCCGAACCATATCCTCACCCGACGGGTCATGGTCCCCCAGGTAGAAGAGGATCCCGGGCTTGCCGGACTTGAGGAACCGCTTCGAGGCCTCGTACATGGCCGACTGCGAGGAGTAGCCGCGATTGACCATCAGGGTCACGTGGTACTCGCGGGAGAGCGGTTCCAGGACGCCAGCCAGAGCGTCTTTCTCTACCCACAGCTCGGCGTATTCCTCCTGGTCCTTCCAACGAGGCAGCCGATAGGAATACAAGGCGGCTTCCACCAGGTCGGGGAGATCGCGGAACTCCGGATGCTTCCGTGGCACCCGGACACGGTCCTCGATCGCGTCCCAATCCATGACGCCGGTCAGCCGGGCGTCGCTGATGAGCTTGGAGAGGTTCTTATACTCCCGCTCGGTGTTCAGGATGGCATTCCGCGTCACGAGTTGGTAGTACAACTGCCGCAAGGTCAGCCGGAGCCCTTGGCCCATATAGTCGGAGATGATCTGGTTACAGAGCTGAATGCGGCCCAGGCTCTTCGGACTGAACTGGATTGCCTTGAACTCTTCGCGGCTCATCGGGTGGCACCTTTCCTCGGTACCGCTGCAGGGTCCGGCCGAACTCGTCGTCGCTGATCACATCGTGCATATAGAGGAAGATCAGCACGCTGCCCATCATGCGTTCGATCCCCTCGACCTGCCGCTCCACGGCGTCAATGCGGGCCTTCAGGCCGGAAAAGTCTGGGCTACTCACGGATTTCCTCCTGCCCAGCGTCCAGCCAATCCCGAATCCGCTCTTCCGTGATCTGCGCGGTCTCCCCCTCAGCCAGAACGATCGGGGCAATAAAGTCGGCCTTGAAGCGCTGGTAGAGTCCGCCGTCCTCGGCCTGCTCCTTCCCGATGAGATCGGCCAGGATCGAAAGCGCAAGGTCTGATGGCCCACTCCCGTGGTAGGAAATCTCGAACCCCGTTGGGGAATGCCGGACGATGTGGACGAGCGGATAGCCGCCACCCTCGCGGGCCACGTTACACTGCACGCCGTTCTGCCGGCTGATGATGTAGCGTTTCATGCCTGCTCCTCCGGGGTGTGCCAGCCAGGGCACCGGCCAGCTTCCCCGCAGATCGTACAGTTTCCGGCTGTATCGAGCCTTGCCCTAATCGGTTTGATACCAGCCTGACGAAGGACGCGATAATTTCGCTGGTAGTAGGCCTCCATTGAAGGGAATGTGCGCCCGGGGAGCTTCGCGAGAAGGTCCATTGCCTTCATTGTTTCTTCCCTCTGCGCGTCGGCCGTGGCCCGCGTTTCTGTGCGCGTTTCCTCCACCGCAGATCGTCCATGAACCAGAGTGCCGCCTTTCCCAGCCTCTTGGAAGGACGCAGGGCTTGCAGACACTTTTTCCTGCGGACGAACTCTTCCCAGGTGGGTCCGCCTGACCGCGTGAGCCGCAGGGCTGTGTCGTAGTGCATCCCGCACAACCCCCGAGACTTCGCATCCTTCCTGCACCAGGGGACCAGGCACCTACGATTCATGGCCGCTCGCTTTCTTCCGACGCCGTGGTAACGCCTCGGTCCTGCGCGTCATCCGGGTCCCCGGGGGCCAATCCGCCGGGAGGAAACAGACGGGATAGAGAGGGCGCCAGGTGCGCGTGGTCTCGACCAGCCCGTGTCCATAGATCTCCCATTGCCCGCGAGGACTGCGCGTGTAGGTCACGCGGTAGGGTAGCCGGGGATGCCGCGGCAGCTCGGCAGTTAGGAGGCCCCTCGAACCACTCCCGACACTCACGACCACGTACTGCTCCAGATGCTTCGTCGCTTCCGGATCGAAGCGCACGGTCCGGATCACGCGCCTGGTCATGCGGGCACCCTGAACGCTTCCCGCAGAACACTGCGGGTGCCCTCCATCGCGAGGAGCATGGCGTCCCGGTCGGCTGACGTGTTGAATCCATCGTCCGCCAAGACGTGGAACATGGCCGACTCGGCGTCTCGGAGCGCGTCCACCATTGCCGGTGACGCGGCGAACATTCGGCCCTGCGCTTCGTCCTCTGCCGTCGGCCCGCCGACTCGGGCGAGGTGGAAACTCCCGACCGTGAGCCCGTGGACTTTGCCACAGTAGCAGCCGGGAATCCCTGGACACCGGTCTTGTTCGAGATTCAAGAGGATGTGCATGGCGGCTCCTTTCGCTCGATGACTACGATCACACTGATCGTCCAGGAGCAACCCGCGTGCCAGCCGGACCACATTGATTTTGTTCACACGTTCCGCTCGGGTGTTGTGACATTGCCACACGTCGCGTGGCGGATTCGCCACAGACTATCTGTGAACATTTCCGGTGTCAAGAGAATAGCGCGCGGCCGTCGGGAGAGACGACAATTTTTCGCTTGACTCGGTCTGCCGGGTAGGGTAGCGTTCACAAGGCGACCACGGGAAAAGTCGGCCTCATCCTTGCGATGTTGGCGGGGAAGCGCCCTGGGTCCTCGTGGTCGCCACTACCTGAGCCCAGGGCGTTTCTTTTTCACCCTGCCGTCTTCCTGGAGCCCTCCTCATGTCCGATCGCCGCGGGACCTACCGTGGAATTTATTCTTCCCTCCTGGACACCCTGGAATTTCAAGCCCTCAGCTCGACCGCGCGCCACATCTTCCTGACCATGCGTCTCTGTTCACAGAATAATGCTGCCTCGATCTTCCGGTTGTATGAGGGGACCTTGGCCGAGCAGACGGGCTACCCGGTGACCGAGATCCGGTCGGCCTTGGAGGAATTAGCGGCCGGAGAGGATCCGTGGATCGCCTACCAAACCGGGCTCATTTGGATCAAGAACGGGCTCAGATATGACCCAAGCATGCGGTTGTCTGACAAAAAGCACCTCGTCGCAGTCCAACGTGCGCTATCAGCACTTCCAAGATGTGAATTAGTCGTAAAGTTCTGCGACTATTACAAAATAGCAAGGCCCTTCGATGGCCCTGGCAGGACCCATACCCAGTCTGGCACACCGAGTCCGATTCCGAATCCGATTCCGAATCCGATACCGATACCGATTCCGAGTAATACTCTTCCTCGAATTCCTCGCCGGTCGGCGAGGGCGAACGGGTTACCTGAAGGCTTTCTGACCTGGTGGGAGCAGTACCCGAAGAAGGTGGGACGGATCCAGGCCGTGAAAGAGTGGGAGAAACTCACCCCGGATGAATCGCTCCAGGCCGTGATGATCGAAGCGGTCAAGAACCAGCGGCGGACGGTCAAGGCGATGATCGAGGGGGACCGGCACCACATCCTTGACCCGGAACGATGGATCAAGTATCGTCGCTGGGAGGATGTGCTGACCGCAGAACCAACACAGGCGCTCCAGCCGACCCCGGTGGATCCAAAAACGCTTTGGAAGAACCGCGAGGAGTACCGGGAGGCGCGCAAGGCCGGCCGGGTTTCTCCCTCGCACCAGGTGCCCGAATGGAACAGTTGACCAAAATAAAATGCTGCCTGTGCCGCGAGTGCGTCCTGCCCTCGGGATGGTGTCCCAACTGCCAGCGGTGGCCGCTCAACATCACCCCGCGGCGGTGGTGTGAACGGGCGCACCCCGTGGATGTGGATGGGTTCTGCTCCGCCTGCAACGCGATTCTGCTCAATCGCCTGGAGCCAGGCAACGCGGAGTGGCGGGATACTGGCAAGGTGGATACCTTACTGCCCCGGCAAGAGAACCTCCGGCGGTGCAGAGAAATCACGGCCATGCTCGGAAGCCTGGGACCATGGACGCGGACCCGCCAAGTGCTTGACGTCCCGGAGCCGACGGAGCGCACGTACCGGGACATCGTCGCGGATGAACGCTGGGCGATGGAGGAAAGCCACTGGCGCGCGCGCTGGAATCTGGCGCGGCGCGATCCGCAGTACCGAGCGATTGGCGAGGCAATTCCTGAACGCCTCCGCGTCCAATTCGCGGTCGAAGATCAGATGGCCGAGGAAGCCAAGGCGGATCGAGAGAAACCGGCCGACCCGCACCCAGGCGGGCGCGCCCCAGCGGTGCCCTTCTGAGGGCACCAGAGGAGACGCCATGAAAGATCCCGGACAGCTTTCTCGCGCACTGACCCGCGGACTCACCAAAAAGCCGGCAACCCCGCTCGGTCGTTCCATGTTGCCGGGGAAGCTCGCGCATCCGATGGACCTGACGCCCGGGGGCATGGGGATGGGGAGCGAGGACGCGTTGATGGGCGTCCGGCCCGCGAATCGGCGGCGCATGGTCGGCGGCGCCCTGGGCGGCAAGATGCCGGTCGGCTCGCCGGGCTCGCGTGGCTTCGGGGGCGGTCGGCTCTTCCGTGGGGGACTGTAGGCGCGACCTGTCGGAAATCCGCTGAGGTAATTCTGCCGCAGTAGTGTGGCCTTTCCGCTTCTGTATCTCTTTCCTCACAGCCTGAAATGGCCTGAAATGTTCACAGCTTACGGGGCCGCATTCGTGGCACACGCCTTGCTTTTCTTCGGGGTGTGTGGAATGTTCACAACCCGCAAACTGAGGAGGGCTCACCGATGGAAAAAAAGCTGCTGTTGTCCGAGGTTCCCCCCGTGCCAGAAGGGGCCGCCTTCAAGCTGGTCAAGCTGGAAAAGGTCCCCATGCCGCACCCGTATTGCGTCACGGGCAAACACGTTGCCATCGCATCCGATGAGTTCAGCGGGATACTCAGCGAGGCGGCCATCCGCGCGGCCGAGACGCGGGGCGTCTGGTGTGACATCTGCGTGAAGCAGGTTGAGACCGGCAAGCGCCGGCAACCCCTCTCGCACGCGGAGCATGAAAGCCCGCTGACGCTCTTCGTCGCCGTGCCGCAAAGCGATGACCTGAACGCGGTCCCCGGGCTGGTGACGTATCTGAACGCGGTCAAGGCGGCCAACCTCGGCGTCGAGGGCTTCGCGTTCCCGCGGCTGGACGCGCCGCCGCCTCCGACAGAGCCGGGGGTTGTCGCTGGCTCGGGGATGGGCGGCTTTCTGAATCCTCCCGGCCATCCGGAGCATACGCACCACGTGGCAACGGATCTTCAGAAGAGGCCGGAGAACCGGAGCGGGATGTCCCTGTCCGTGGCGGTCGAGTGTGACTGGCTCTCCCCGACGGCGCGTGCGGACGCCAAGCGGATGCTTGACGAGTGGCAGGCGAACCGACCCGCCCTGGACTCTCCCGAAGTCAAAGACTGGGTGCATAAAGTCTTGGGCTACTTCCGCGTCTCCTACCGGGGCGAGGGGCCGGAGCCGGAGTGCTGGCACGTGGCCAACCTCATATTCCTGAAAGCGGGAGACGCGGCGCGCCCGAATGAGGAACACGCGGGCGTGCATCTGATTCGGAAATACTATCCCGAATACAGCCCGACGGCGGAGGACTTCGCGGGGGCGTACTGGGGCAAGAAGCCGGTCAAGGTGGGATGATGCTCTCCCTGTTCCCCCCGGATGCTGGCGGGTCGCTCTCCCTCGGTGCAGCCGTCCGCGCCTTGCGGTCGGTCTGTGACGGGGCGCATGCCCGGGACGACGTCGGTTTTAATCAGGCTGACGCACCTCTCGGACACCGGCTCGCCAGCATCCCGGAGGCCCAATGGTCTCCCCGACAACGCTGGTCCCTGTACCGGACGCTGGCGAAGTATCGCGGCCAGCTTGACCGGCTCGGCGTGCCGTATGACCGCCTGGACGTGCCTCCGCGGCCGGCGCGGGAGGACGTGCCGGATCGCTCCGTGTTCGTGCGTGAGGACGGGGCATTCGGGTTGACGTACGAGTACGGCTTGGACATGGGGGGCGTCATTGCCTGGGCGGACCTGCGCGCCACGTGGTTGCGCGACGTCCGGCACCATCGCGCCCTAGCCACGCGGGGGGCAGCGAAGGCCATCCGGGTCTTGATCGAGCGGCTCTCCTTTGAAATCTCCCCGGCGGCCTTGCAGCTCGTCGAACACTTGGAGGCGGAGGCGGACACGGGCGGCGCGGGCAAGATTCAGGTGCACCCGGCGCACGGGTTCGGGCTGGTCTTCCCGTATGACGTGGCGCTCAATGACGCCGTCAAGCGGATCCCGGGCGCGCGCTTTCGGAAGGAGGAGACCGGGCCGGGCGGGGTCTGGACCGTGCCGGCTGAGCGGGCCGCGGTCGAGGCCTTGTTGGGTTTTGCCTCGGCGAAGGGGTTCACCTGGGACGATCTCGCCATGGCGGCGGCGCGGGCCCTGGTGAAAGCGGCCACGGGGCTCTTGGAGGCGAGCAAGGCGGCGGCGGCGGAGTTGGATATTGCCGGGCTGGGCGGGACGCTGCGCCCGTTTCAACGGGCCGGGGTCGCCTACGCTCTCAAGGCGCGGCGGCTGTTCTTTGCGGACGAGATGGGGCTCGGGAAGACGATGCAGAGCCTCGCCACGATGCAGGCGAGCGGGGCCTTCCCCGCCCTGGTGGTGTGCCCGGCGAGTGCGAAACTCAACTGGGTACGGGAAGGGGTCTTGTGGTTGCCGGGCCGGCGCTTCTCTTGGCTGCACGGGGGCAGCGGGGATGCGTTCACGGTCCGGCCGCCTGGGCGCCCGATGGTGTATGTTCGGGCCAATGATCTGCTGGCCGACGTCCTGATACTTAATTATGACCTCTTGAGTAAGTGGAAAGATGCGTTACTTGGGCGGACCTGGGCCACGTTGGTTCTGGACGAGTGCCACTATGTCAAGAACCCGAAGGCGCTGCGGTCCCTCGTCTGCAAGGCGATTGTCGCGGGGTCACGCCCGGGGTGGCGGCACCTCCTGAGCGGAACGCCTCTCCTCAATCGCCCGGAGGAGTTAATCCACCCGCTGACCCTGCTGGATCGCCTGGAGGAGTTGGGCGGCTGGTCGGGCTTCGCCAGAAGGTACTGCCGGGCAACTATGACAAGATTCGGTTGGGATATGAAAGGCGCGGCCAATCTGGAGGAGCTAAACGAGCGGTTGCGGGCGCTCTGCTATGTGCGGCGGACAAAAGCCGACGTCCTCGGCGAGCTGCCACCGAAGACGTATGCGGTGGTTCCCGTGGAACTCTCGAACCTGGCAGAGTACCGGAAGGCGGAGGCGGATATTATCGCGTGGATTCGATCCCGGGCCGCGAAGGACACGGCGTTTCTCGATAGCCTGCGCGGGCTCGGCGAGGAGGCGCGGCGGGCCGCCGTAAAGCAGCGTGGCGAAGACGCGGCGGAACGGGCCGCCCGGGCTGAAATGTTGGTCCGGATCGGGGCCCTGAAGCGGATCGCGGCCACGGGCAAGCTGGCCGGGGCTGTGGCCTGGGTGCAGGACTTCTTGACCTCTGACAAGAAACTCGTGGTCTTCGCCTACCATCAGGAGATCCAGCGGGCGCTCTATCAGTCGGTCCCTTCGGCCCGCCCGGCCCACCTGTTCGGGGACGATTCCGCCCTGGTCCGGGACACCGAGATCCGGCGCTTTCAGACTGAGCCGGGGTGCCGGGTGTTCGTCGCCAGCTTGCGGGCGGGCCGCGAGGCTATCACTCTGCACGCGGCCTCGGATGTGCTTTTCATCGAGCAGGGGTGGACCCCCGCGGAGCATCGGCAAGCAGAGGACCGGCTCCACCGGATCGGCCAGACCGACAGCGTCACGTGTTATTACCTGCTGGCCTCGGGGACCATTGACGAGGACATCCGGGAACTGATCGAAGCAAAGCGGCATGTGGTAGATACCGCCACGGAGGGCGAGGGCGGCGGCGGGGCGGATTCGATCCTCGGCGAGCTGGCGGCGCGACTACTCAAGAAAGGGGGCGGGTGATGACGGATCGGTGCGGGTGGTGTGACCAGGTGGCGGAGCTGTGCGCCCGGTGCGGGCTCTGCGAGGACTGCCACGATCACCCGATGGAAACCGAGCGGCGGCTTGTGCCGTTTCCGCGTCTCGCGGAGATTATGCGGGACACGCTGGACCGGATGAAAGGGGGCGGGTGATGGGCCATACAGTGTGCGGGCGACATAATCGGCGGACTTGTGACGCTTGCGGGGCGTGCCCGACGTGCCATGGCTCCAGGGGGCTGCGGCGGTTCGTCTGCCCCTTCGGGTGGTGCCAAGCGGATTCCCTCTGCGCGGCGTGTGCGGAAAAGAACCGGGACGCCCTGAGCAAGGCGGGACACCGGGAGCGGGGGTGTGAGCGGCAACATGCGCGCTTTGCCGCGCTGACCGCTGAGCGGGTGAGGTTGCAGGCGGAGGGTCTCCCGGTTCGCTGTTCGGCGCTCGGGGGGCGGGAAGCGGTCCATGTCCTCTTTGCCTTTGGGGACGGGCGCACGGTTGGCTTTTCGATGAGCGGGGCGACGTATGACGCCATCCACTGGCAGACCCCGGCGACTCCGGACGATTACCGGAAGCACGGGGAGCTGACCGAAGCGGCGGCGACGTTCGCGGGCGGTGTCGTGTCGAAGGAGGTTCGGGCGCGCTCGGTCGAGCAGGGATAGGGCCTGACGCTGCGCAGGCGGTCCGGGAAGCAGGGGAAAATCGGATGCGGCTGTCCCTCTACACGGTGACGCCTCAAGCTACAGCTTTAGGGGGTAATTCCTGCCATACTTCGCGGCATTCCTGCCTCACGTATCTAGCTAGATACAGCAATCAAAATGCAGAGTTGCATAGACTCACATGGGCACAAGTCTTGCTCCACATAGGGGCTCGGTCTCCTCGGATGGGCTGGGGACACCTGGGCAGGAGGTTTGGACCATGAGCGAACGACCGGAACGGGTGACGGAACTGGGGTGTGGGTGTGCGCTTCACGTCTGCCTGTGCGGGTGTGACGAAAGCGACTATTTGACGGAATGCCGGATGCACGCGGACGCGGCCACGGTGGCGGGGGTCCTCGGGGACCTGGTCGGCGCGGCGAGCTTGGTAGAATCGAATTGGGAAGGGGGCGGACTGGCGGAAGCGGTGCGCTTCCTCCTGGCGCGACGGGATGAGGCGCGGGCCTTCGTGCCTGTCGTGAGTGCAAAAGGGGCCGTGCAAAGGACGCGGGACAGCATGTGTGCGCATGTGAGGGAAGGGCCGAACGGCTGCGCGCTCTTGTCCTGGGAGTTCACGGAGGAAGGGGACTTGACCCCCGTGGACCGGGCGGAGTATATCCGGCGACTCCTCGCGCACACGAGTTACGGCGAGGCGGGGGACGGGCAGGACAGCTTGACGGACCTGCTGACGGACTGTCTCCACTGGGCCCTTGAGGAAGGGCTGGACTTTGACACGTCGCTGGATCGGGCGCGGGCGCATTGTATCGAGGAACGCCGGGAAAGGGGGGCATGATGGCAAAGGCTGAGAAGCGGTTTTACTTCCTGATCGGGCGGGACCACCTGTCGAAAGCCTGCCGGGGCTGCGGAGTCGAGGGGGTCTTAGACATGCTGCGGCATGACGGGGCCACGGTCCACGGGAACGCGCCGGGCGGCTGCTGGCTGTTCACCAGCCTGGGGGAGCCGACGCGGGCGCGCTGGGCGTCCTTTGGTATTCGGATCGCTGCCGTTACCATGAAGGCTCATGAGTTTTTCCCTGGCTTTGACGGAGACTGGGCCCGTGGGACGTTCTGGAACATCCTGACGCCGCTTGATTGTGAGGGGACACGTAATGACTGACCTGCGGAAGCCGTTGAAACGCCGGGTCCATCCCCGGGCCATGCCGCACGGGTTCCGGCCCGCCCTGATCGTGACGCTGCATCCCGGGGGCGTGCTTGAGCTGCGCGAGGTCCGGAGCCGGAGTGCGCCGGTCACGCTGGACCTGGGCTTGCTGTACGTCAAGGCGAGGATACACGAGGCCATGAGTCGCCGGCCGCGGGGCCGGGGGAAGGGGAAGCGGTGAAACGGAAGAGCCTGGCGGGCTTCATCAAGGAACACCGGGCCGAGATTGACGCGGCAATCCGTCGCGCCTGTGCGAATCTCGGGACCCTGAACGACGAGGAGCGGCGGGAGTGGATCTTAAACGAGGAAGGGCTTTACAACTGGGCGCGGCGGGAAGGCGTGCGCCTGTAAGGGGGTAAGCGATGAAAGAGAAGGTCAGTCTGTACGACGCGTGGCGGGCCTCGGGCGGCGTGTTCATCTCGGCGAAGGTCGGGGATGGATACGGGGTCTATCGCTTGGAGCTGGTGGACCCGTCCCTTCCAGAAAACTGCGCGCATGAGAAGTGGCGGCACGCGGGCGAGATCCCGTGCACGGGGCCTCGGGTCTGTTTCGGGTGCGGCACGCACCTGGAGGAGGGCGAAGGTGAATAGACGAGACTTGGACCTGGTGAGTGACGCGCTCGGGCAGGCGTTAGCCTCGGCCCGGCGGCTGGACACCGTGGACCCCCCGGCCCATACGGCGGGGGTCCTCCTGGCGGTCGAGGAGGTGCAACGCGCCCTCAGCCGGGGCAACCCGTCCTTCCCGGCGGGGAAGTTTCGGGACGCGGTGCGCAAGGCGGCGGGTGACGCCCTCCCGCGGAACGGGGGTGCGTGATGGAACTGCGCTTGACCCTGCGGATGGACAACCAGGCGTTTGAGGAGGAGCCGGGCCCGGAGGTGGCGAGAATCCTGGTCGAGCTGGCGGACCGGATCGGCACGAGCACCATGATTGCTCCAGGGTGGGTCGCTCACCTGTTCGACGTGAACGGGAACCGGGTTGGCAAGGCGGAGGTGGCTTTGTCGGTGCGGGCTGGCGGGGCGAGGTGGGAGCCCTGGCAAGAGGAGGTCCGGTAGGGGAGCCCGGACTCTGGAGAGGAAAGGGGGACACCATGCGGACGGTCTTTCAGGCGTACGTGATTCAGCGGGTCGAGGACGGGGCCTTCGTGGCCCCTCGGGGACAGGCGAAGAGCTATGTCAAGGGGCTGCAGGATGCCCGCGTCTTCCAATCATTCGAGGCGGCTGAGCGGGAGCGGTGCATCGAAAACGAGCGCCTCCTGTCGGTCCTTGAAGCGTTCACGCATCCCCACGGGGAAGGGAATTAACTGAACAAAATGGCGAAAGTGTGTTGACAAGAAGTGAACACAGATTGCCTGAAAGTGTGTTGACAAATTATCCTATAAGCGTGTGTGTCGGATGTAGTATCTGAGCAGACGGAGGGAAGTAAGAGTCTGTTCTCTATCCGAATACAAGATCAAGAACCGTGCCAAGTGACTTGGTGATAGACTCACTCAGAGCGAAAGGGGGCGAAGATGCGAGGTCGAGAGGTCATGGAACGGGCGCGGCTGCATCGGATGAGCTTCCTGACCGCTGAGGAGGTCGCCGAGATCGCCGGGGACCCGGAGACTCGCCTGGAGCTGCTCCTGGTGCGCTGTGGGGGCGGGCGGTTCCTGGCCCCGGCTCAGGACGTCGCCCACTTCATCGGGATAATCGAGCGGGAAGCGACCTATCGGGCTGGCGAGGGAGGGGAGGGGTCAGACTACATCCGAGACGTGTCCATCCCCGCTGGCTGGTCTCCGGTCGGCGCGGCGGCCAGGGGTGGGCGCTGAGGTGAACCATGCGACAAGCTGAGTTGGACTCGCTGCCGCTGCTCGGGCCTTCGGTTGAGATAAGCGGAGACACGCTTCGGCTCCTGTGCGGTCCTGGGGTGTACGTTCTGTCGGCCGGCGATGTCACGCTGTACGTGGGGGCTAGCGGGTCGCTCCTGGGACGTGTGGCGAGCCCTCGGCACGAGAAGCGACAGGCCCACCTTCAGGCGGATAGGCTGCTATTGCTTCCGTGTGCCTCTCGCCGGGATGCTCAGGCCCTTGAAGAGGTCTTGATTGAGGTCTTGCAGCCAATCTATAACGAGGGAAGCCGGATCGTCCTCACGACCGAAGAGCGGCAACGCATGCGGCAACGGTTGCGATGGACAAAGCCGAACGAAATCAGCCTTGTGAAACCGGAGACTTCTGATAATTGGCAGACCGTAAAGTTCGAGGATTCGCAAGTACCTGAAAAGGCTGACGGTCAGTCTGGCGATGACTGACGAGCTTGTGAAGCACAAGCTGTAGTGGTTTCCAGTGGGTCGGTGAGGGGGTTCGGGTGCATTTCACAAAGGCACAAGCTGGCTTGTGAAAGGGGGCGGACATGAGCAGGGTTGTTGTTGAGGTCAAGGGCGGGCTGGTAACGTCGGTCGTGACTGACCTGCCCTGGGTCGAGGTGTACGTGGTGGATCGGGACATAGACGAGCGGTCCGAGCCCGGGGACTGGCCGGGCGGGGCTGAGGTCAAGGCGGTTGGGGGCCTGATGGATGCGCCCTCTGACCCGGTCCAGGTGGCCGCCCTCCTGGGGGAGATCGCGGCGGAGTGCGAGTATTGCCAGGGGGCAGGCTATGATGCCGAGACCTTGCTTGAGACTTGTCAGGAGTGCGAGGGGCGGGGCTGGTGGTTGCCCTACGCGGAGCCGGAGATTGCCCGGGAGGAGACACCGCAACCCACACCCTGAAAAGCAACGCTGCTCTCCTCCCTGACGCCCTCGGGCCTGACCTGGTCCGGGGGCGTTTCTCTTTCCGCCTGCAGGTCGGCGAGGCGGGCGGACAACGGGACCGCACGCGCTGAGCCGTCCGAGCCGGTCTCCGCCCTCTGGGCAGGAGGACACCCGGCCAGACTTTGTCAGACCATAGGGGTGTATCCAGCTAGATACACCCGGCGAGGGTTTCACGTGGCACGCGGGGGCCTGCCTCGCGGCGCTGGGGTGGCGTGGCGCGGCGGGGCCTCCGAGGTCGCGGCGCGAACCCGGCGCGGGCGCTCTTCTCCGGGTCTCTGAAATCTCAGGTCTCCCCCCGCATGCCAACGTCCCCCGGAAACTTAATTTCTCCTAATTTTTTTCTTCCCCCCGAGATTGCTCACTGATAAAATTCCTCTATGCAGCCCCACTGTCCAAAATGTAATCGCTCACGAACACCCGAACACTTCTACCCCTATGCCTCCGAGTGCAAATCCTGTCGCAGCCAACGATCGAAACAATGGGCTCAAACCCATCCCATTCGAGTCAAGGAACTCCGGCAGGCCTGGCACCACAAACATCCAACATATCGGCGAGACCGCTATCACCGGGTCGGCCGGGACCGGGAATATGAAAAACAGTATTACGCCGCCAATCGCGAAAAGATAATCCTACGCAGCACCACCCGTCTCAAAGCCAACCCTCTCCTCGTCTCTCTCTATAATCGCACCGCCAGAACAAAGATGTCCCCCGAGGAGAAACGCGCACGCTACCTCTTGAACAAAGCCGTCCAACAAGGGATCATCGACCGACCAACCCACTGCAGCCGATGTCCACGCAGCGGCAGGATCCATGCGCATCATGCACGAGGCTACACGGACCCCTACGACGTAGACTGGCTCTGCGCCCGCTGTCACAAAGCCGCCCATGGCTATGGCCCCGAGGTTCGGCCAGTGGTCGGAACCCTCCTGACCGGTGAACTTTCCTCTTGCCTCCCGTGAACATCTCACGTAAGCTCCCCACCATGAGCCTCACCCTCGCCCGCCGGATCCTCCACGCCCTCGGGCACGATCTCCGGTGTCCGTTTCGGGGCTGCACCTGTACCGCGGGCCCGGCGGCGGCACGACTGTATGCCGAGGCGGCGAAGGTGCTGCGGGAGGACCGAACGGGTCATTGACCCCAAGAAGGAGTCTCATGGCGACGGATCATTCAGGCTTCCTACACCATCTCCAACAGGTGCTCGATCAGACCGCCCACGATCTCGCGGTCCCGATCATCGAGCGCGCCACGCAGGAGTTTCGGGACCAGATGAAGCGGAAGGTCGCCGAACTCGCGATCTCCCTGGCCGAAGTCGCGGACATCGAGCACTACGGCTCGAAGCTAGTGATCACGGTGCGGTTCGCGCCAGATCCTCCGGTACGCCCATGAGCACCAGCGGCAGCTTTCTCCTCGGTCCCCACACGGTCACCTGGGAATTCCTCCCGCAGGAATGGAAGCAGCGTCCGAACAAGCGCGGCCTGGTCAACCAGGTGGTCTGCGTCCTCCGCTGCCCCGAAGTCGGGTTCGCGCATGTGCTCTACGCCGATGTCCAGATCCCCGAGGAGTGTGCACCCTATCTCCATGACCAACCTCACTGAGGAACAGCTCTGGTTCGTCCGCCACGCCATCGCGGAATGGCTGCGGATCTGTGAGCAGCACAGCTATGTAGTTCGCCCGCCAGATGCCAGCCATTCCACCCTGCTCGGGCGACTGCTCAGCGGCAAGGCGGCGCTGCCTGAGCCACCACCCCGGCGTTTCTCATATCCTGATTATGATCTCGCGGAAGGCAAGCCGGTGCAGGTGATAGACGTCCATGAAGCGCTGTCCATGTTTCCTGGCCGAGTGAGCATTGACCAGTGCCCGGATTGGGAACGGGTCAGTTCTGCGGTCATGCGGCATGTCCCGACCGGGCATCTGTACTCCCTCACGGGAGCTACCCTCCAAAGGATTGCTGAGCCATGAAGTGTCTGAGCTGCGGCCACACCCTGTGTGCGCTCGCCTCGTTCCGGTTCGCGGTCTCCTTCACCGAGTGCGAGGAGTTCTGCTACTCATGCGGCAATGGGATCCTGCGACTCTTTCGGCAGCACGGACTGTCCCCAGTCACGGACCACTACTATCGCTGAGGTTGAATGGAGGGTGTAATGCTGAATAGCGTATTCTACCTAAAGCACCGCGACGATGAGTTCTTCGACCGGGCCGAGGTCGTGGTCGTACCGCGCTATAAGACCAGCGGGCTCTCGGGCGATGAGTGGCGGGTCTCCGCCACGCTGCGCCTCTATCGGAAAGGGGTCGTGGTCCATGAACGCAGTTTCGGGGACTTCGAGACGGCCTGTACGTTCCTGCCGAGCGAGATCATTCGAGCCCGAGAGAACGGATTGCCGGACGGCTTCGATCACAAGTTGGATGAACTCAAATGCTTCCAGCCATCGTGTCCCGCTCCGGGGACCACGGAGGTACGGCTCAAGCAGCGATTCTCGGCACAGGGCGAGCGCCTCGATCCGAGCGAACTCCAGTTGTTTGAACACCGCCGCCGCTTCTGTCCGGAGCACGCCGAACGTGGGGATTGTGGGCGGGAAGATTCCGACGCGAACTATGAGGTAGTGGCGCCGTCGGTGCAGCCAGCATCGCCCTTCCCGAAGCCGCGGACGAAGGACCGTCTAGCTGAAGTCCTCCGTGCCGAGGGTCTTCCCGAGATGGAACGAGCCGCGCGCGCTGGCCACTACGACGATTATGAAAGTGACATCGCCACGCCGATCATCCAACTCGTGGCCGACCTCCGAAGCGCTGGCCGGGAGGATCTGGCGAAGCGCGCCATGGAGGGCGAATGGGACGGCACGAAGCAGGAAGGCGAGGCCTGGTTCAATCGGGAGGGCAAGGATCTGCTGCGGAGCCCGTTACGCCCAGGCCAATGAGCGAACCACACGTCGGGCTCCACGGGCTAGTTTTCAAGAAGTGGTGCGCGTTCTGCCGTCAGACCTATGAGACGACACGGCGGCATGCACCGGACTGCGGAAAGCCGGAGTGTCAGCGCAAGCGGATCAACTCCACCCGGAAGTATCGCGTGAGGAAATCGAATGGAAACTCCTGATCCCGTGCGGCAATGCGAGACCCATGAGGAATGTCTGGCGCTCTACCGGACAATCCCGGACGAGCAGAAACAGCCAGCACTGGCTTTCCTCCGCGAGCGACTTTCCGCAGAGGCCGAGGAGATCCGTCGGATCCACAGGGCCAATCCCGAGAGCTGGTGGGCGGTCGGGCATTTCGGACCAGGCATGGCGATCCGGAATGCGTTACGGTCCGCGGGGTTCGGCGAGACGTACTTTCACATTGCGAATATGGACGATATTTATATCCAGCTCATCGAAGACTCCCTGGGACTCGTTGCAGAGCCAGAGGGATAACATGGGCGCCTTCGGTCGGTACCGGCGGAAGATTCTGAAGGCTCGTGGGGAATTGGCGAAGGCGCCGCGCACCAAAGGGCCCCGGCTCACCGTCTCCCCTTACCGGGTGCAGCAGCACGATTCCCTGATGCTCGGGATGGTCCGGCAAATGGTCGCGCTGTTCCGCCGCACGCCCCAGCCGAAGCGCACGCCGTGATCACCGGAGGCAAGGGGATGACTGGGCATCATCCAGTGAATCATCTGGGAGACTTCCTTGGGTGGGAAACTCCGCCCGACATCCTGAAGGCTCTCGGGCGCTTCGACTTCGACCCCCGCGTGACCGGGCTGAATAGTCTCAGCCGCCCCTGGTCCGGCCGCGTCTTCCTTAACCCACCCTACGATAGGAACATCCACCTCTGGCTCTCGCGTCTCTATAATCACGGTGATGGCATTGCGTTAATTTTCGCACGCACGGAGACCAGGCACTTCCATGATTGGGTCTGGCGGCGAGCCGATGGTGTATTTTTCTTCAAGGGACGCCTTCATTTCTATCGCCATGGATTGCGTGCCAAAGACAACGCCGGAGCACCGAGTTGTCTCGTCGCGTATGGTGAGCGGAACGACGAGAGTTTGCGCACCTGCTCACTCGCAGGATATTACGTTGCACTCCCGTCAGACCGTGTTACCAGCAATTCTCCTTGACAAATCCTGAACGCTTGGCTAACAATCCCTGAAATTCCACACGGTTACCCTTCCCCTCCCTGGAGTCTGCATGAACGACGATATCGTCTCCGCCGTTCGCACGCTCCTCACGGAGCGGTTCAAGGTTGCCCGTGGTCTCTGGGCGGATTGCGCAGGCATTCGGGCCTTGGCCAGGGAGCACGGACTTTCCGAGCGCGACTACTGCCAGGCCTTTATCAACTCCAACTTCGCCGGCTTCCAGATCAACTTCCCTCGCCCCGTGGACATGGAGCAGCTACATAGCCGCTTTCGCCTCGCGGCGGATGAGGCCTTTGCGGCGGCCGGCGCGACGCATCCGGAGAACCGGGGATGATCGAGACCAAGGATGCCGTCATTTTCGCGCGGCCGGACGGGGCGCTGGTGCTATTTCTTCGGGCGGTCCGGCCGGTCTTAGCGAAACCGCCCTTCCGGTATTGGCTCAGCGGGGAGACGCCAGAAACAAGTCCAGTCGAACGTCGCCTCTGCTACACCGCGGCCATCACCGGTGAGCGGATCCAGTGCCAGGCATGCGGCGTCTCGGTTCGGGTTGTGGCGGAATCGCGCGTACCTCTTCGATTCGTCTGTCTCGATTGCGAGGACAAGGAACTCGCGGAAACCGTTCGGTGAAACGGAAGCGGCTCAAGGATTGGCACGACGTCGGCAAGAAGGCGGCGGAGATTCTCAACGAAGTGGATCAAATGGAACTGCGCAAACGCAACAAAGAGCGGCAGGCAGATGCGGCCGCCACGGAGCGGGGCGAATGGCCGCCGAGTCAATCTGTGCCCGTCCCGATCAATCCGCGCGATCTCATTCTCCCGGGCCTGGACCCGCTGACCCCGCCTACCGTCAAGGATCTCCCCTCCGAGCCCACGAATGCCCGCGACATCCTGTTCGCCCACATGGTCGGCGGGTTGGAGATGCTGCGGGCCATGGCGCTGTCCTGTGAAGTCCCGCTGGGGATCCGGAAGGACGCTGCCGCGCTCCTGGCCAAACTCGGGGCTGCGGCGATGCCGAAGCGGAGCGAGCACGTCTCGGCCAGCCTGAGCCGCGTCCAGATCGAGAAGATCTCCGGGTCCCTCGACCATCTGACGCCGGAATCCCTGGCCGAGCTGCTGGGCAGCGCCCCCTTGGACGCCCCGGCCCTCCCCGCGGCGCCACCGATCGACGTGACCCCGGTGGAGCCCGACGTGCAGCGGCGGCTGATCGTGGAGGAACGGATCCGCCGCGTGCTCAAGAAGCATGGCGACCTTACGCTCGCGCGCATCCAGGACGGGATCTCTGATTCTGGGTGGAAGGCCCCCGAGGAATGGACCGAGGTCCTGGAGGACATGATCAAGCGCGGGATCGTCACGCTCCTCAAACCGACCGGCATGGGTCGGCGGGAGCGGTACGCCTTGGCGAAGAAGATCAAGAAGAGCAACGGCAATGGCAAAGTGCCGCGATAAAGTGTTCTTCGTGAGCAAGACGCGTCTCCTGTATGACGGGTGCACACGGCGTCTCCAGCCGCGTGATCGAATCTACTTAGTCTCTCTCCCGAAGCGGCGCTGGATCGTCGTCGAGCAGCCCATGAATATGGACGGGTTCCTGGTGGTGGAGGAAACGTCTCAAGGGGAGTGGATCGCGGCGACGATCGCGTTCCTGCGGTGGCTGATTCGGGTCTATGAGTGGATCGTTTTCCGAGGCTTCCGGACCTACTGTTGGATGTACGGAAAGATCCCGAAGCCGGATCCATTCGGCATATTCCGTCTGCCCTTCACACCGTTCTGGACCGCTGGAGCCGGTGAGCATCCGTGGCTCGATCATGTGCCGCCGCCCAATATTGTGGATAACGTCTTCACTGCAACGCCGTTATTCCCTACGCTGATTGGTGGAGAAATGGCAGAGCAGCGGCAACCGGCGGCGCCTACCGGGGCCATACTCAACGGTGGAGATCAGATTCGATGGCCTTGGATTTACGGTGATCCCCGTCTGGTCGCTGAATGGGATCCGGCTGCCGCGCAACTCGGGTGTGCCGCTCCCGGCTCCATCGTGCGAATGCGAGCAGATAATGCAATCGAGTATATCCCGGCGCCGCCGAGCGCCGCGCATCGCGATCCCGCGTGACGCGAACGGGCGACCGATCTGCCGGCAGTGCGGGGCAGTGATCCCGCGCGGGCGGTATGCCTACTGCTCCGAGCTGTGCGCGCGCGAGTACCTCATCCGTGCTGATCCGGATTTCGCGGGCCTGGAGTTCCGACGGCGGTACGGGACGCACTGCACCGGGTGTGGCCTCGATGAAGAGGTGGCGTTGCGCGCCTATCGGGCGGCCATCGCTCTCCTGCAAGGGACCGCGGCCGAGGGACTGCTTCTGCCCTGGGAGCCCTTCGCGCTGGATCACATCCGACCCGTGGCGGACGGGGGCGGGGAATGCGACCTGGAGAATTACCGGCTCCTCTGTCGTAAGTGCCATGGCGGCGTGACCGGTAAATGGCTGCGGGAGCGGGCGGCGCGCCGGAAAGCGGGCGGACCGTGGGCGGCGAGTGCCCGGCAGAAGGTTGGCTACCGTGTGCCCGTATGAGCCGGCATGTTCGATGCCCCGGATGCCATCGGACGTTGTTCAAGGTGACGGAGGAATCCTCGATTGATTTGGGCATCGAGCCCACGGAAGGCTGGATCTACTGTCGATCCTGCAAATGTGTACACAGCTTCGGCAGGAAGAATCAGCCGTCCGATGAAATAAAAGCCAAGGTCCCGTGAGGCCGTAGGACCAAGCAGAGCCCCTTGAGGCCGAGTTGCGCGAGCAATCGCGTGGCTCGGCTTTTTGTTTTGGGGGATCGCGATGGCGAAGTCGAAAGCGCTGGTGAAGGCGACGACCGAATGGGCCGAGCCCGAGGCCGACGAGGTCAAAGGGGAGGTGATCGGCAAGGCGGGGCGGCATCATGGGGCGGAGTATGTCCAACGCAGCAAGGAACAGAACAAGGAGGATCGGGCGCGATACCTGCGCAACTATGGCGGTCGGGAAAAAGATCGGCGGAGGATCCCGCCGCCTGAAGCGCAAATCAGCGGTAGGACCCATAAGTCGAGTTCCAGAATCCGATTTGGGACCACACTCTTCCGGAAGAACTACGATCTGATCCGGTGGGACCGGTAGTAGCGCGTACTACTTAGGCGTCGGCAAGTCTTGCAGTAACGAATGGGCCATCCGCGCTTTAGGTATGTGCCGTCGTATGGGAGACCGCAAGTGTGGACCGGACGATTCCGTAGAGCGGCGCGACGGATATTTTCTCTCTGCGTTGATTCTATAACGTGTTCCGTCGAAGTGACATTCACGCAACTGGGATTATTGCACACATGTTCGAGGATTTCGCCTTGAGGCCATCTTCCATGGATAAGGCGCCAGGCGACCCGATGGGCGCGCCGTTTCTTACGGACGCCGTCAAGGGTCACGTAAAACCTACCGTAGCCGTCTTTGTCCTTTTGGCCAATCCATTCCCAGCATCTCTTTGCCTTGCGAACCTTCTCCCAAAACCGATCAGCGATGGGTCGCATGCCAGGTCCAATCCCTCGCCGATTGTGCCCGCGAAGGTAGCGGCGATGCCTGCCCCACCGGCTTGGACCTTTCGGGGTAATCATCGCGCCGCATCCACAGGCACATGGCGCGCGCGGACCCTGACGATCCCACCAATCCGGACCTCTGCTACCATGGTGATTCACAAAGCGGCACCGTCTACCGTACCGATTATGCCGGTTGATGAACGTCCCGCATCCGCATGCGCAGGGGATCTTCTTAGCCACGGATTACCTCACGGAGATATTCGATGACACAAGACACAATCATGATTCTGGTGACCATTCTTAGCGCGGCGATCTTAGTGAACATTTTACCTCTTTTGCTCCTGATCCGCCAGCAGGAATTACGGAAAGCGCTCGCGCAGTCTCTTCAGTCGATCCAGATTCAATTAGCTTTTGTGTCGGGAAGAATAGGCCTCCGCAACCGCGACCTGGAGGCCCAGGTTCCACTGACAAAGGAGCCAGAAGGCAACACGGATGCCGAGGGCTTTACCGAATGGAACGAGGCGGCGTGGATGCTGGCACGGGCGGAGGAAGAAGCCGGGGTAGCGGAGGGCGCTGGTGAACGATAGCGGCGGGATGGACTCCACGGCGCTCCGGCGATTCCTTGGGACACCCGAGGGACGGGCCGCGGCGCAGCTCTCCCTGTACCGCCGGGATTTTCGTCGGCTCGCCTCCGATCAGTTGCGGGTCAAGACCAAGCCGCCGAATCCACGGATCGTCCCCATGAGTCCGCTCCTCGCCCCGCAAGAGGACTTCCTGCGATCCGTTGAGCGCCAAAAAGAGGAACTCGGCGATATCGTCCGCCAGGTCTGGCTGAAATCGCGGCAGCAAGGGGGGTCTACTCTCGCCTCCGCGCTCTCGTTTCAGCGGGCCGGCCTCAGCCCGAATATCAATGCGCTCACCGTCGCGAACGATAAGCCGACCTCGGAAAACCTGTTCCGCATCATCAAGCTCTTCCACGAATCCCTCGATCCCGGCATTCGACCCAAGACGAAGTACAACACAAAAAGAGATCTCACGTTTGAGGATGAGGCTGACCCCGATGCGGGCCTGCGATCCTCCTACATGGTGGATACGGCGAACAACGTGGACGTCGGCGTGTCGCGTACGATCACCATGCTGCACCTCAGCGAAGTGGCCCGGTATGGGAAGGCGGAGAAGGCGATCTCCACCGTGCTGGGATCCATCCCGCTGGTGCCTGGCACGTCCATCATCATGGAATCGACCGCCTACATCATGGGCGCCTACTTTAAGTCCATGGTCGAGCGGGCCCGACGCCAGGAGGGGGCGTGGCGGTTCTGCTTCGTGCCCTGGACGCGGTCCCCGGAATACAGCATGCCGCTGGCACCGCGCGAGCACCTGGCCCTCACCCGAGATGAGCAGCGGCTGGTCAGAGATTTCAGCCTGACGCTGGAACAGATCAAATGGCGCCGCTTCAAGATCGCGGAGATGAAGGGCGACGAGATCGCCTTTATGATGGATTTCCCCCTCACCGTCGAGGAAGCCTTTGTGACGCTCGGCTACTCGATCTTCCGGCCCACGCTGATCCGGAAACTCGCCCTGCACCTGAAGCCGCCTGTCCGCCGCTGCGAGATCTTTCCGGAACGGAACGCGATCCTGGACATCCCGGAAGGCAATCTGTGGATCTGGGAGTCGCCGCAGCCGACTGCGGACTATGACATCGCGGCCGACGTCTCCCTGGAGGACGAAGGGGACGAGATCGACCCGGATGACCCCGAGGCCCGCCAGCGGACAGACGACGCGAAGGCGCACGATTTCTCGACCATCGAAGTGGTGCGGCGGGGCAGCTTGGAGCAGGTCGCCGAATGGAAAGGGCGCGTCGCGCCCATCCGCCTGGCCGAGATGCTCGCGTGCCTCGGGTACTACTACAACACGGCGCAGCTCGCACCCGAGGTCCGGGGAATCGGCGTGGCCACCAGCGGGCATCTGTCCACGGTCCTCCGGTATCCGAACATCCATCGCTGGCGGTACCGCGATCGTGTGCAGCTCAAACTCTCCCCGTATGCCGGATGGGATACGGGGTGGAAAGCCAAACAGTACCTGATTGCCTTCGCGCTCAGCGTCGTCGCCTCCCGGGCGGATACGGAGCCGTTGGTCCACTCGGAGCGTCTGCTCGATGAGATCAAAACCTTCATCCGCTCCGGCTACGCGTCCTACGAGGCGGCCTCGGGGTATCACGATGACCTCGTCATGGCCTGGCTCATTGCGCTCGTGACCTCGAACGACGAAGACTTCAGCAAGTTCGTCGATGAAGAGGAATCCAAGAGCGCTCAAACAGGCGAGCGGTTCTACGAACCAGGGAAAGCCCCGAAACGGCTCGATGTCGATCCCGCCTACACGGATGCGGACGCGGAGGCCGATGACTTTCGGCTGATCGGCAGCGGGACGGAGGTGGACGGATGGTCTTAGGGATCGTCCAAATCGCCGCCGCTGAGTGTTCCCGATGTGGGGTGCGCGTAGAGCGCTCGGTCCTGAAGGAGAGCCTGCCCTTCCGGGCGATTTGCGGCGCCTGCGGGAACCATGTGACCCTGCCGCATCCCCGAGAACGGAACGGCGCGGGCACGCGAACTCGGGTCTGCCTCGATTGTGGGAGGCGGCTCGCTTCAATCACCGCAGCGGACACCGCGCGCGGGACCACCCGGGGGGTCCGCCTCTGGGTCTGCCGCGCCTGCCGGGTGCATCACCGGCAGGATGAACCGGGGCAGGATGACTCGCGATTCTTCTACCTGTGGAGCCGAAGCCGGGACACCAATGGCGAAGGTGAACCCTGACGATACAATAAGCACCGCGGATTTCCACCGTATCCTCGTCACACTAGCGAAGGAGGTCGTATGAGTGCCCCAGGGCAGCAAGCGCAAGGAGCCGTGCTCGAACCCCAGACCCTGCATGAGCATCTGAACCAGTGCGCCGAGGCGATCCTCCGCGCCCTGCCGCCCCCCTTGGGGCAGAAAGCGCTGGAAGATGCGAAGAGCCAGGGCATCCAGCCCTGGCAGTTGATCGCCGGTCATCTGGTCAAGGCGGATCAGCGCGCCGAGCTGCATGCTCCGCTGCTCTTGCCAGAGTGGACGCTGGCTTCCGTGACGCCCGGTGTTTCTTGGCAGAAAGTGTGCCCAGGCTGTCAGCGAGTCTTTGTAGGAGCGCCGGAGCGTCCCGAGGCCCGCTTTTGCTGCAACGCCTGCGGCTCCGGCACCTTCTCGCGCACGCATCTGCACCACGAGCGCTGCGAATTCTTCGTGCGGGCGGTCCCGGTCCTCAACCTGGGCCAACCGATGGTCGAGATTCCGCCCGATCCGAAGGTGGATCCTGCTGGCCGCCTGAAGTACGAGCAGACCAAGTTCGCCCAGCATCTGGAGGAGGTCAAGATGGCCGAGGCGACGCCCGGTGGGTTGCCGCCGGCCCCTGACCCCGAGTCGGGCCTGGAAACCCTCGAAGTCTGGCGGGGCGGGAAGAGATAGTAGAACACTCACCAACCCAATCCCGGTGATGAGTTAGGGTTCATGGCCGACGACGCTCAGATCGAACAACGGGAGGCGCAAGACAAGGCCGAGGGGTCCCTCCTCGGCCTGCTCGACCGCATTGACGGAGAGGCCGAGGCGAGCAAGAAGACCGTCTCGAAGAACTGGACGGAGAACCTCCGCCTCTCCCGTGGCGACGGGCAGTGGAAAGCCAGCCGCCCGCCGCTGTTCCTGATGAACATCATCGGGAACCAGGTCGAGCGCAAGGTCGCCCAAGTGAGCGAGTCCAAGCCGACGTTCTCCGTCGTCTCACGGCTCGGGCATCTCGCGAGCATGGCCAAGGTCCTGGACAAAACCGCCCGGTCCAAACTGGAGGACGAGGAGTTCCCGCTCATCACCGAGCGGCTCGGCCGGTTCGGCATGCACATGGGCTGCGGGTTTGTCTCCACGGTCTGGGATGTTGACGGCGCCGAGGGCATGGGCGATATCGCCTTGCTCACCCCGGATCCTCGGTCCGTCTATCTGGACCCGTCCGTGACCGAGGCGGCGAAGGTCTCGCGACAGGCCCGGTACATCCGGCTCGATCATGTCGTGAGCGTGGACGAGCTGCGGGAACGCTATCCGGGCCGCGCGACCCTGGTCAAGCCGGACGAGCGCTATTCGCGCTACGCCGAATTGGGCAGCAAGTCGAAATTGGGCGTCGTCTCGGCGGCCTTCAATCTCCTGCCGCGCGTCTTCCGTCCGATGGAGCCGACCGTCCAGGGGCCGGTACCGCGCACGATGCTTCGGGAATACTGGCTCCGGGATGCCGACCGGGTCACGTGGCCAGGGGGCCGCCATATCATTCGGGCAGGCGATATCATCCTGAAGGACGAGAAGAATCCCTACTGGGACGGCCAGTTTCCGATCGACATGATCGACTGGCGGATGGACCTCGATAGCCCCTGGGGCGTGGACGACATCCAGGACCTCAAGAAACTGAACGAGGCGCTCAACCGGCTCGGCGACGCCGTGATGCGCAACGCCCTCTTCAACAGCCAGGCCTGGGTCATCGCCGATCACGATGCTTTGGATCCCGAGGCCTGGAAGAAAGTGACGAGCGAGGGGGGCCTGATCGTCAAGAAGCGTCCGACCCGCGAGTTCCACCGGGAGCCGCCGCACGCGCTCCCCGCGTACCTGTTCCAGCTCCTCCAGGCGATCCCCGGCATGGCCGATCTTCTGACCGGCAATGCCGAGGTCCCCCGGGGCCGATCGGCTCGCTCCTCGATCGAAGCCGTGGTGGATGGCCTCCAGACCGCGGGATCTGCCCTGGCGCGGGTCATCGCCCGCCGGTATGAATCGCTCGTCGCGCGCGTCGGGGCGAAAATCATCAGCCGGATCATCCAGTGTTACGGGAGCGATCGTCTCCTGCAGTATTACGATCCATCCGGCGAGCTGGTGAGCTATCTCTTCGAGCGGCAGAAGCTCCTCATGGACGATGAGGGGAACTTGACGCCGGCCGAGGACATTCCGCTACTCTACAAGCGGTTTCGCTTCCTGGTCCAGCCCTATAGCAGCATGGCGATGACCAAGATGCAGCGTGCGCAGGTCGGGATCGGGCTGTGGCAGGCAAGCGCTGGTCGGGGATATCCCTTCAGACGAGTCTTGGAAATGGCAGACATCGGGGATGCGGATCGGCTGATGGAAGAGGCCCGGCATGAACAGGAAACTGGACTCGTTCCGATGCCGGCTCCGCCGACGAAGCGATGAACGGAAACGGTGGGAACGATCAGACACCTCCAGGTCCTGACCTGGGTCAGCTACTCATGCTGGCGCAACTGCTGGCGAAGTCGAAACCGGCAGCATCTGGCGAACTGCCGGATCCGCTTGGGGAATTCTCTGGGCCCCAGCGTGGACTCCTGGGGGGCAGTCCTCAACTGATGGCGCCACAAGGCCAGACCGGCCAGCAACCGGGCGGAAGCGATCAGTCGATGCAATCTATGGCAGGCATCGCCAGTGCGATCCTCCCGCTGGTCCTGGCCCTCATCTGAGGTGCGACAATGCCCGACCCCGTAGATTTGTACGAATATGCGCGTTTAGCGAACATCCCCGAGATGCTTCGCCAGTCCGGCGTCAACTACCCTGGGCTCAAGCAGGCGCCTCCGCCGCAGGCTCTCCAGGATCTCTTGCGATCGGCTCCTATCGGGACGGCCGCAGCCAGCGGTGGCGGCCTCGGCTTGCTCGGCATGCTGGCGGCACTCCTTGCGCAGGGGGGCGACACAGATCCGAACGTGGCGAAATTCTACGCGGAGAAGCAGCGACAACAGCAACTCGGGCAAATACTGCAGGGGCAACCGAAGTTTGGCGGGATAGGTACGCGGACGGGGCAGCCGCTGCGTAATCTCGAAGAGGAATTGCCGTATGGTAGGCCGCCGACGTCAGAGATTATGTGGCCCCCGGATATTCCTCCGGCGCGCCGGAGGCAGTGACCTGTGTCGTCTGGCGGGGAAAACCGAAAGAAAAGGAGGACGCCGTGGCCACCAAAACTTGCGGGATGAAGATGAGCGGCAAGATGAAGAGCCCGATGATCTCGCCGAAAATCGCGACCAGCCGGAAGCTCGGCGGGAAGTAGGAGGAGAGGACGATGGCAGAAAAGTGGATTGCCGGCGCGATTCGCCGGCCGGGGGCCTTCACGAAAAAGGCCAAGAGCGCTGGAATGGGCGTGCAGGCCTATGCCAGGAAGGTCACTGGTAAGGGGTCTAGCGCGGATACGCGGACGAAGCGGCAAGCCAATCTCGCGAAGACCCTTTCAGGATTCAGGAAGTAGCCATGGCCGATCTCAATCCGATGCTCCTGCAGTATCTGGCTAGGACGCTGGGTAATCGTTTGACACCGGACCACGTGCAAGGCGCCCTCTTGGCCAAGGGTGCCGAAGCCTACTCGAAGGCGCTGACGCCGAAGCAGCCGCAGGCCGGACAGCCGGGCGCGCCAGGACAACCTGGTGCTCCCGGACAACCAGGACAGGTGGGGCCGCCCGGTCAGCCAGGAGCGCCGCAGCAACCCCAGCGTCCGCCGCAGCCGCAGGCTGGTGGCCAGGTGCAGATCAATAAGCAGGTCCCAGGAGCCGGACCGCTGCGGAGCGGCACGACCCAGGAACAACTGATGGCGCTCGCGTCACTCCTCTCCTCCCCGGCCATCATGCAACAGCTCGCCCGTCTGCCTTTCGTCCGACCGAATCAGCCCTCGGCACCGGCAGGGATTCCGGGAGTGCCGGGGCCGATGATGCAGGTCTGAGGGAATTCATGGACAGAACATGGACTGGGCCGACGCCAATCACGTATGAAAAGTTTGAGCGCCTGATGGCGTTCCCAGTCACCATCCAAGACGAGGAACTCCGCAGGGACATCCAGCAATTCGAGTTAGTGGAGCAGATCACAGAAGCGCATATTGCGCGCTTGCTCGAACTTGCCTGCGACGCTGTGAAAGGCAGGAAGGCAGATGGCGGCACGCACGGGACAATTCCGACGCACGATGCGGAATCGGTTCGGCTCTGAGAAGGCTGCGAAGGCGGAGCGTTGCGTGACGGATCTCAAGGCTAAAGGCGGCAGCGCGAATCCATTTGCGGTCTGCACGGCCTCAATGGCGGGGACCACGCGGCATCGGAGCGGAAGGCGGTAGGCGGAGGGCTTGCGAAGATAGAATCTGACGATACCCTGAGAGACAGCTTGTGGCAGACACGATTTTCATCTTGCGGCAGATCCACTCCGATCGCTCGGTCGTCGATCGGAAGTTCAAAGTTCCCGAAGGCCAGTCGTGCCAGATTCGCATCAATGTCCATCGGGGACGGATCGGCAAGCTGAGTGTCTTGAAGGTCCTCGACATCCCGTCTACGCCAGCCAAGGGATCGTCCTAAAGACGTCACCCCACATGGGTGGTCAGTAGGACGGGAGAATCCTCAGAAAGGAGCGCGCGATGTACGGATCCACGAAGAAGTCGGCCAACCCCATCGGCAAGAAGATCACGCTCGGCGGGGGCAGCATCAAGGGTCCAGTGAGCCAGGAGTTCTCCGGCGGGTTCAAAGCCGCGACGCATTCCGTCGGTGGAGGCCGCAAGAGCAGCCGGCCCGGGCGCTGACCATGGCCCAGATGCCTGCTCCGAATATCCCGAGCGCTCCCCCAATCCCCGGGGTCTCGCAGCCGGACCAAGGCTCGCCCGATCAGCTCGGGAACCTGGCCCGGATGATCGGCGGGATCCGCGGGAACGACTCGGCCACGGCCATGCAGCACATGCAGAACGCGCTCAACGAGCTGCGTCAAGCCGCGTCCAAGGACCCGAAGATCGCCGAACTGGTCCAGGCGATGATGGCGCCGCTCCTTCAGGGCGGTCCACCGGGCCAGCCGCCCGGCGGCGGGATCCAGGGACCGATGCAACCCGGGATGGGGATGCCGCCAATGGGCGGACCGCCCGGGCCGCCGGGAATGGGCGGATAACCCGAGAGCCCGACAGGGTGAACTCTCGGTAGCCTCTGAGGGCCCCAGACTTGGGTGAACCCGGAGAGGGAGGTAGGACAATGCTTCATCGACTTGGAATCTACATGGCCCCGGAAGGTGTCGGAGGTGGTGGCGGGACTGGAGGCGCAGCGGCCGGTGCGTGGACGGCTCCCCAGGGTGAGGAATGGCGGGGCGAACTTCCCGAATCGCTCCGGGACAAGCCGCTCCCCGAGATCGTGAAGTGGGGCCGCAGCGCCCACGATCAGATGGGCTCGCTGAACAACGACCTCGGCCGGTACAAGCAGGACCTCACGAAGCATCAACAAGATCTCCAGCGGTGGCAACAGGCGGCCGGTCAGTATCAGGGGGGCGTGAACGAGTGGGCCAAGTGGTACGGCGAGCACATCAAGCCCCACTGGAACGAATTCGAGGCGTGGCGCGCCGGGCAGGGAAAGCCTGGACAGCCCGGGACGCCTGCCGCAGCCGTCGGGCAGCCCGCCGGAACGGATCCCTTCAAGGACTGGGGCACCCTGGAGCCGCAGGCGCAGGCCCAGGCTATGGCGCAGTATCTCGCCCAGCAATCGCAGCAATCCTACCAGGGCTTCGAGAAAAAGTTCGGCGAGACATGGCAAGGGTACCAGAAGCAGCTCCAGGATTACGTGGGAGAGCGCGAGCGGTACCTGACCACGTATCTCCGCCTCTGGCAGCAAGCCTGGGAGGCGAAGCAGAAGGATCCCAACCTGGACATCGACAAGGCGGTGCAGCAGGCCATCCAGGTCATGTCCGGACAGGTCGATCCCTTCGCCCTTGGGGTCCAGCTCTCCACGGCCGATCGCTCCAAAGAGACCTATCTCGCGGAGGCGAAAAAGCAGTGGGAAGCCGAAGCGGCCACGAAGGCACAGAATCTCCAGATCACCCCGCCGGCCAGTTCGGGCACGCCGCCCATCTACAGGGCGAAGCCCGCCGGGCCTGGCGGAACGGCCTCGCTGCGCGAGCGCGCCGCGGAGGCCTTGGCAGCGAAGTACGGCGCGGGGATCTTCTAGCCGCCCGAGAGGCGAACGGCTCGAAGTCCGCACTCCAGTTACCCGGAGCGAAGGCCCCTCACGGGCGAACCCTCCACTCCCGGGGAGAACGCAGGCTGGCCGGCCCTTGACAGGCGAACCGGGAAGCAGGCGCGGCGTCACGGATCCAGCGACACTCCTTTCACCTTTTACGGGGAGGATAGGCGATGCCTCTGTCGAACGACACCAGACAGTTGGCCGACGTCGCCGCCACCACGCTGGACACGTACCTCGGGGACACCGTCGATAACGTCTTCAAGTCGAATCCGCTCACGATTCGGCTGACCACCCGGGAACGCGTCCTCCTGGACGGCGGCGAGAAGATTCGGCAACCCATCATCTACGACAAGATGAACTCCGACTGGTACGCGGGGCTCGACACCTTCGATATCAGCCGGAAGCAGACCAAGCTGCCGCTGATCTTCGACTGGAAGCAGCTCTGGACGAACATCAGCGTGGACGGGTTGACCATGCTGCAGAACGCGGGCGCGGCCAAAGTCATCGACCTGGTCGAGGTCGAGATGGACACGGCCCGCCTGACCCTGGCCGATACCCTCGGATTGGGGATCATGGGGGACGGCACCGGGGTGGTCACCGCGGTCAAGGCGCCAGACGGCCTGCTCCGCGCGATCGACGACAACACGAACTACGCGACCTACGGCGGCGTCTCCCGTGCCGGCGCGGATGTGGTGGCGACGGCCATCAAGGGCACCTACGACGCCACGGGCGGGCCGATCAGCTTCTCGGCCGTCAACGCGCAGTTCGGGACGGCGACCATCCAGCCGGAGAAGCCGGACCTGATGGTCACGACCCAGACGCTCTGGAACAAGCTGTGGGATCGTGCCCAGCCACAACAGCGCACCCCGTCGGGGCCCGGCTTCGACGATCTCGCGCGCGTCGGCTTCGATGCGATCAACTTCAACGGAGCGGCCGTGGTCGTGGACTCGCACGTGCAGGCCGGGTACCTCTTCGGTCTGAACACGAAGTACATCGCGTTGGTCATGCACAGTCAGCGCGATTTCCACTTCACGGGCTTCAAGATCCCGATCAACCAGGATGCCATCGTGGGCCAGATCCTCTGGGCCGGCAACCTGGTGGTGAAGTCGCCGCGGCTGTCGTTCCAGATGCGGGGGCTGACCTAAACCGCTAGCACCCCGCAGTGGTACTGATCTCGCGAGGGCGGGGTTGGCTCCTGGGGTATTCGGGCAACCGGGGCTTCCCAGGGGAACCGGCGGGGTAGGAGAGCGCAATGTCCGGACCATTTCTGAGCGCGGGGATTTTCTCAGGCCCCGTCACCAACATCGACACCGTCCAGCAAAACGAGCTGGGGATGATGCGGTGGGACGCTGGCCGCATCTTGCAGTACGTGAAGTTCGGCGGCAACCCGGCCGCCTACGAGTGGATCCAGACCGACACCGCGCAGTTCACGCAGCCGTACCAGGTCATCCAGTTGGCCGCCTCCGTCACCCAGGTGCCTCTCGGGGTCGCGGAGTTCGGCGGGTCCAACGGGAGTTTCGGATGGATCACTCGGCTGGGCCCGGCAACGGCCAAGACCGCCACGACCGCATTCGCCGGATCGGAACTCCGACCGGGCGGCACGGCGGGGACCCTGGGGCCGATCTGGACCACCGCGCCCACCTCGATGGGTGGCTTCGGCATTGCCGTCGCGACCGGTGTGGCGGCTGGCTCGCTCGTCAACGTCCGCTGCCTGTAAGCGGTGCTCTGACCAAGCGGGAAGGAGAAGGCTATGGCCGCACTCACGGAAACTAGCCGTGTGGACGGGGTCAATGGCAACCAGCGGTTTGTATCCGGGACGGTCGTGATCGCGGCGGATGGGGATACCTGGACGCCGGGCCTGGGCCTCGTGGACCAGGTGCTGATCACGCCAACGACCGCGACCGCGGGGCAGTTCGTTGGGGCCACGCGCTCCGGCGGCGTCGTCACCTTCAAGGTTGAGGGTGGCACGCCGACGCTCCGAGTGACCGCGTTCGGGTACGGTTGACAGATCGTCTCGAAAATCGCATACTCTGCGGAACCACCCCTGAAGGGACCCCGCATGCACATCACCGATCGGCCCACCGAGTCGCTTCGCGCCCGTGTGGGCCGGTCTCTTTTCTAGGCCATGGACACTCAAGGACCAAGTTGCGCCCATCATCATTGGGAGATTCGCCTCACTGACGGCGTCGGATGCGGCACCTGTCTGGACTGCGAGCATGAACTCTCGCTCATCCACCTGTTCAACGGATTGCGCCAACGCCTCGAAGCCGCTGTTGAACGTGCCGAACGTCTCGAAGGCAGGGTTGAATCCGCGCTCTGGCAACTTGAGCAACATTTGAAAAGCGGGTGATGATTCAGTGGAAACCGCCACGCGGATCGCCCAGGACCTCGCCGCCGGAAACTCCGAGACGCTGCTCAGCGCCGTCCACTTTCTCACGCATTGTCATGCCTGCGGGGAGAAGCTGAGTGAGAAGCGCGAGGAAAATCTCGCCGTGGGCTGCAAAGCAGGCCCGCTGATCTTTCACCTGCACTGTGCCGATCAACTCCGGCTTACGTTGACCGGTATCATCTTGTACCCGAAAGCATGATCTCTTTCTGCTTAATTTCCCGCGATTCGGAGGATACCCTCCCAGTCTGTCTCCGCTCCATCAAGACAGTTGCCGACGAGATTATCCTGGTGGATACCGGCTCCTCGGACGGAACAGTCGCCATCGCCGAGTCCTTCGGCGCCAAGATTGGCCGCTACCTGCCGCAGGATCATCCGGACGATTTCCTGCTCATTCCCGACGAGAAAGGCGGCAAGGAACTCTCACTGGCGAACTTCGCCGCGGCGCGGAATCTTAGCTTCGCCATGGCCAAGTATCCCTGGATCTTTTGGCTGGATGCCGATGACTCACTGGGCGGCCTCGATCATTGGTGGGAGATGCTGCGGCAGTTCGAGGCGGAACGGATGGACGCTCTCGTCCTTCCTTATGAGTATGCCCGCGATGAACGCGGAAAAGTGATTACGCTCCTCTGGCGGGAGCGCCTGATCCGGTGGAACCCCGGCTGGCAGTGGGAAGGGCCCGTGCACGAAACGCTCCCCCCGACTGCCAGGCGACTCGCGGCGTTCGAGGGTGTGCGAGTTCTCCACCATAAGGACAAACGTCGCCGGCCGATCCTGCGGCGCCGCAATCTGGAGATCCTGAAAGCCAAGGCACCGCCGGATGATCCCCGAACGCTCTTCTATCTCGGCACCGAGTACACGTTCGTCGGGGAGTATAAGGAAGCGGTCACGGCCTTCAAGCGGTACCTGAGCCTGGCCAAGGATGAAGAGGAGACGTACCAGGCCCTCTTCTACCTTGGGGACCTCTTCCGCGTCGCGGGCCAGTGGAAGGAGGCCATCGAGTATTACCAGCGGGCGATCCTCGTCCGGCCCACGTGGCGAGTGGCCTATTTCGGGCTCGCGGCGGCGTTCGGACACATCCAGGACTGGGACCGCTGTCTCTACTATCTCGATCAGGGACGCAAGCAACCCGAGCATTCCGGGACGCTCCTTGCGCATAATCCGAAGCACGAAGAACTCGGGTGGGCCGAATGGGCCGTGAACGCCTATCGGGCCAAGGGCAACTTACGCGAGGCGCTCCAGGCATGTCGGGAAGGCTTGCGGGAGGACCCATTCAACCCGACGCTCAAGGCGGCTCAGGCCGAACTCTCCGCGAAATGGAATGACGCGGAGGGCGCCCGGGCGGTCACCGAGGCGGCCGAGTTTCTGGTGCGAAAGGATCGGGGGGCGGATGCGGGGCGGCTACTCCGGCTCGTTGGGAAGAGCCATGCGCCAATCACGCGTCTCATTGAGGAAACGAATACGCTGGCGTCTCTCGATCTTCTGCCCGGAAGGCCGCTGAACTTTGAGTCCCTCGAAAAGGTCCAGTTGGACGCGCGTCTCGTGTGGATCATGGACATCCTCCGCGGCAACCCTCAATGGTATCGTCTGGCCTTCCCTGGGACAGGGGACTCCGTCTTTGCCCGCGTGTTTTTCTATAACTTCAAGCATCACATTCAGGCCTGGGATCCGGACGCCGGCGTGGTCTCCGAGATCTCCAAGATACGCGAATGGTCCCATTGGCCTGGGACGTTCTCGGCAGAAAGCCGCCCGCTTCTCTCCGGGCCATCTGCGCCCGTCCATGTCGTCGTTCTGGCCGGCGTCCTCGAATACTCGCGCGATCCTGCGGCCGTGATGGAGGCCGCGCGCCGATGGCTGCTGCCTGGCGGATGCGTGATCGTCGCCGTTCCCAACGGTTCGACCTCGTATGCCGGCAAGGAGCCTGACCGAAAGAACTTTCGGCTGCACCGATTCGTGCCGGACGGGTTGCGAAAACTCTGTAGGACGGATCGGCTTCCCTCCCTTGCCCCGCAACAGGACGCGCCGGGATGGCTCTGCCTGACATCGGAGGTGCCGGACGATCGGGCCATTGCCCCGCGGACGATCGGCATCGTCTGCCCGCCGGCCCTGGAGATCTGGGGGCCACACAGCCTGGAGAGCGGAATCGGCGGATCCGAAGAATCGGTGATCCAACTTTCCCGGGCACTGGCCCGCCGTGGGCATCGGCTGCTGGTGTACGGTTCATGGCAAGGGATAGACGAGGGGCCGGACTACCGGGTAGAGTATCGCGATCTGAAGGCGCTCGAAGCACACCATGACGTCTTGGTGGCCTGGAGAGTCCCAGAAGTATTCTCGGGTCGGCGACTGCCGAACGCCGAGTGGCTCTGGCTGTGGTTGCACGATACGATCGACGAGGCACGCCTCCTCCCCCTTGCCGATCACTTCGACGTCATCCTTGTTGGGAGTCACTTTCACGCCTCCCTATACCCCAAACTCTCGGAGTTGACCCGTGTCCAGCGCTACGGCGTTGATCCTGGGCAGTTCACGAACGGCCACATCCACCGGGATCCCCACAAATTTATCTGGACGAGCTGTCCAACCCGTGGGCTAGAGACTCTGCTCGACATCTGGCCGCGCATCCGAGAGAGTCTGCCAGACGCGACGCTCCATGTGTTCTATGACTTCGGCAACTTCGACATCCTGCGGATGCGGGCCCAGGGAGAGGAAGCGGAGCGCCTCCAGGCGCTGCGGACTCGCATCCGATCGAAGGCGGAGCAGCCGGGCGTGATTTGGCCAGGACGGGTGGGCCAACCACTGATCGCGCAGGAGATGCTGTCCGCCGGTATCTTCGCCTACCCGACGAACTTTCCCGAAATCATGTGTATCAGTGCCGTCAAGGCGCAGGCCGCCGGCTGCTGGCCGGTCTTCTTTCCTGTCGCCGCCCTCTCCGAGACCATCGGATGGGGCTGGCAGAGTAGGGCAGAGAATTTCGTCGAGCACTGCGTTGCCGCTGCGACAGGCGCGAAATCTGAGAGTGAGCGAGAAGCCATGCAGGCCTGGGCCAAGGAGGTGTATAGTTGGGACCGCGTCGCGCTCGGGTGGGAAAAGTTGATGCGCGGGATGTAGTCTCGCTCTCGGCAAGAGAAGTCACCCGGTGGCTCGCTCCGTGGCCGATTCAGTTGCGCGGGGGCCGGTTCCACCTGGAGATCCTGCCCATCTCGCGGTGTGAGCGATTCTACGCATTCTGGAAGACGGGGCCGCGAGCCGTCTACCGCAGCATCGCGTGGTGGGCGAAGATGGCGGCCAACTACAAGGCACCGGGAGAACAACATTACCTTCACCAAATTGCTCGGGACCGGATTCCCGTCCTGCGCTCGCTGAGTATTGTCGTGATTCACCGAGACCGTAAATGGATCGTGGTGGACGGGAATCATCACCTGATCGCCCTGGCCATGGTGCGGCGGCATCGGTTCGCGGGGAAATCGGCCTTAATCAAATACCTTGGAGTAGTCAGGAGGAAGCCTTGAAACTTATTCACGTGTTGGGCAGCACGGCCCACGGCACGCTCGGTCCGGCAGACATCCTCACCGGCAATCGCGGCGTGACGGGGAGCGAGCAAGCGCTCCTCTTCCTGGCCCGCGAATCTGCCCGCCGGAATCATCGTGTCGTCGTCTATCTGCCGACCGAGAGGGAGACGATCGACGGCAACGTCTGCTATTTAGATTACCGGAAGGAGTACCCGCGGTTTCGCGAGATGGACACCGCCGATGTCGTGATCTCCTGGCTTTCCGCGGATAATCTGCTCCGCTGCCGACCCGATCAACTCCGCATCCATTCCATCCAGATCAACGATTGGTTGCTGAACTCGAACCGAGATCGGACCTATCCGCATGTGGATGTGTTCGTCTGCGTGAGCCAAGCGCAATCTGAGTGGCTCTGGAAGGCCCACGACGCGCCTTATGCCCGCGACCGGATCGAGATCGTCCCGAACGGGGTGGACAGTGCCCGCTTCGCCCGAGAGGTCAGCCGCACCCCTCGCCGATGCATCTACAGCTCGTCGCCGGATCGCGGGCTCCATTGGCTCCTCTACTTCTGGCCCGAGATTCGCCTACGCTATCCCGACGCCACGCTCCACGTCTACTACGAGGTCGAGCAATGGGTGGCGGCGACCCAGGGACTGGCCACGGAGATCGGCCAGCGGGCGCGATTCATCCAGCGACGCCTGGCCGCGCTCCAGGGGCACGGCGTGATCCTCTCCGGCGCGGTGAGCCCGATGGCCGTGGCGGACGCGCTGCTCCAAAGCGATCTCTTCCTCTATCCTTGTGATCCAGTCTCCTCGACCGAGGGCTTTTCCGTGAGCACTATGGAGGCCTGCGCGGCTGGTTGTCTGCCGATCCTCACGGATGCGGACGCGCTCGGGGAAATCTACAAGGAGAGTGGCGGGTTTCTGGTGACCCGGGGCGAGGGCCGAGAGTGGATCGACGAATATCTCGCGACCGTTCTGCAGGCGATGGACCAGCCAGCGAGCGCATTCGTGGAACGGCGGCGGGCCTGCCGGCGATTCGCCGAGCGGTACGATTGGACCTATGTCGCGGATCAGTTCCATGCCATGCTAAACAGGAGATTGGCAAAGAAGAACAACACTTAGGAGTAAGTTGACTTCTTCATAAGCAGAAGTGGTGTAGACTTATGGTTCCCTTGCTTTCCGTATCTCTTATTAAGTCTAGTCAGTTCCCCCTTGATGCGCCTCCAGTCATGGATGGGAATCCCGCCTCCCAAGCAATTTCCTGGTCCCTTGACGAGCTGTCTCGCCTGAAGGCACAGTTCAGCCTGTCTCTTCTTAAGTTTCAGGTAAGGCAAAATGAGCCGCAGGACTATCTCGCCTTCCAAGCTCCAGACTCTCCAGGCGTATTGCGTTCGTTCCCTGTCCCAATGACCGGGTTTGGGTCTTGCACGTCTGATCGTTCCAAGCCCTCCAAGGGCTTTCCATATCCATACGAGTGCCTCACGTGCCACCTGTGTCACCTCAACTCGAATATACATACCAGCGACCTCAACTTGATTTCCCCTCCTAGCGTAGGCGACAATACTTCCATCACCGTCGATCATACCTGCAACCCAGGCAAGATCACCGACAGATCCGTGCCTGCCAGGCTTCCTCTTTATGTATCTCTTGAAGTACCGACGCATGTTGATCATGATACTATATTACGTCGTATGAAGTCAATCATGATGAAAGGTCAAGCGGATGCCACGCCGCATCCTGCTCCTGGAAGATAGCCGGAGTCTCGCCGCTCCGGTGATCCGGGCGTGTGTCGGCCTGGGCTGGGAGATCGTTCATGTGGAGAATAGCGTGGAAGCCCTCCGGGCGCTGGCGGGCCAGAGTGCGTTCGATGCCCTGGTGGTGGATTATAACCTACCCGCATTCCGCGAGGAGGGGCATATCCTCAGCAATCTGGAACGGATCCCCCGGAAGTATCCCTTCGAGGGGGACGCCTTCCTCGCCATAGCCAAGTGTATGACCGACCGCTGCCCGAAGATCATCATCGCGTTCTCGGGGATCCCGGGGAATAACGACTGGCTGATGAAGGCGGGGGCTATCGGGCGGATTGAGGGGAAGGATGCGGATGGATTAACGCGGATGCTGGCGACGCTCTTCTCGGAGGCCTCGTGAAGCGCCAGGTGCTGCTCGCCCAGGTCAACCAGCGCTTCGGGCGGAATACCTTTCTGCCCTTCAGCGTCGGGTGCCTGCAGGCCTATGCGCAAGCGCAGTCGGATCTCACCGAGGCGTACGAGTTCCTCCCGCTGCTATATCTCCGTGAGGATCCCGAGGCCATCGTGAACCGGTCTCCCCGAGTGGACGTGCTGGGGCTCTCCAGCTATATCTGGAACGAACAGTGGAATCTGGCCCTGGCAAGGGCGGCTCGTGAAGCCTGGACGGATTGCCTGGTTGTCCTGGGCGGCCCGCAAGTGCCTGAGCGAGACGCTGAACAGTTTCTCCTCCGCCATCCAGAGGTGGACATACTGGTCCACCATGAGGGCGAACAGAGTTTCTCAGCCATCTTGCACGAAGGGCTCAAGGAACGCCCGCATTACGGTATCATCCCAGGCCTGAGTTACCATGGGCGCATCGACAGCCTCGTCCCTCCGGAAGGGACAACGATCTTCAGCGGGGCTGCACGCCGGATCGAGAACGTCTCCGAGTTACCTTCGCCCTACCTTGCCGGCGTGTTCGACCAGATGCCCTGGGCCGACTACGACTTCCATGCGACACAGGAGACCCACCGGGGCTGTCCCTACGCGTGCACTTTCTGCGACTGGGGCTCGGCGATATTCACGAAGGCCCGGGCCTTCGACGATGATCGCCTCCAGCGGGAACTGCATTGGATCGGGCACCATGACATCGAACTTCTTTACAACGCCGATGCGAACTACGGCCTCCTGCCTCGGGATACCGCCCTGACGCAGTATCTCACCGATGTCAAGAAGCTCTACGGATTCCCCAAGCAATTCCGCGCCGCCTACGCCAAGAACGCGAATGAGAAAATCTTTGAGATCGCCAGCATCCTGAACGAGGCGGGGATGAGTAAGGGGATCACGCTGAGCCTCCAGAGTACGGATCCGCACACGCTGGAAATCATCAAGCGCAAAAACATCGCCATGGAGGACTTCGAGAGTTGGGTGAAGCGGTACGAGGCGTCCGGGATCGGAACGTACACCGAGTTAATCCTTGGGCTGCCCGGAGAGACCTACGAGAGCTTCGCCGACGGCATCAACCGCGTTCTCTCGGCCGGACAGCACCATGGGCTTCACGTGTATCTGTGCATGGCCCTGCCGAACTCCGAACTGTCCGACCCCGCTTACATCGCCGAGCACGGGATCCGGACGGTACGTGGACCACTCCTGCAACAGCATGCCCCACCCGATCCGACGGCCGAGGAAATGGCGGATATCGTTATCGCCACCAAGACGATGCCGGAAGCGGACTGGCTGCGAGCCTTCCTCTTTGCGTGGGCGGTCCAGACGTTCCATTGCCTCGGGCTCACGACGCAGGCCGCGATCGCTGCGGTGCAATCGGGATCGTCCTATCGTCGGTTCTACGAGGGGCTGCTCGACTTCTTTAATGAACGCCTCTTCGGGAATAGGATCGGAGATGAGTTACTTCGGACAACGGCGCTCGCCGCAGGCGGGATGGCTGGAGGCCCGTGGGGAACAGTGATTCGCGGGTATGGAGATGTCGTATGGCCGACCGAAGAGGCGACATTTCTGTGGCTGGTGAACGATATCGAGACAGTCTTTGTCGAACTCGCGTTCTTTCTTCGTTCGAGATATGGAGAGGACTCATGGCTACCGCTCAAAGAGGCCTTGGACTGTGACAGGCTGCATCTGATCACGCCAACCGATCCGCCGTTCAACGGGGACCGGGAACGGTACGCCCGCGAAACGCTCTGGTATTCAAGGAAAAGCCAGGGCAAGCGTAAAGCAGCAGTACATGACTAAGATAATCCGCTGTTCGCGATGTGATCGGCGCGGGCACCATGCAGCACGTGGCCTGTGCACTACGTGCTATTCGGTCGATTGGCGAACCGCTCACGGACATCCACCTCATCCAAGGAAACCTCGCGTAAGGGCGTGTGCCGGTTGCAATGATGTATCCTTTATCAACGCTTTGGACCTATGCCGCCGATGCTATTCAACTAAGCGAAGAAAAGGGAATCCGGAAGTCAGCCGGGCCTATTGCCGGAAGTGGAACGCTCGAAACAAGAAGTACAATCGAATGAGGAATGCTCGACCAGATCGCAGAGAATTACGGGCCCAGTATGAAAGATCCCATAGACCAGAACGGAATGGTCAAAAAAGATCAAGGTATGTAGCAGATAGAAAAAGGCAGATCGCACGAGTGCGCCAATGGCAGAAGACTCATCCCGAGCAGGTACGTGCGCTTTGCCGAGAGCGATATAAGCGTCGCCGATTTGTCATGCTCGGATTGCCAACAACGCTGACCCGCAGCGAATGGGAGAAACTAAAGATCGCCTATGGGCATCGCTGTCGATACTGCGGCAGAAAGCCGAAGCGGCTGGATCAGGATCATGTAATACCAGTCACCAAAGGTGGGGGGCACACGGCGCAAAATATTGTTCCTGCTTGCCGATCATGTAATAGCTCCAAGGGGAATCGTCACTCTTGGCCGCCAATACTGTTGGCGCAGAAACCCGCATGACCCACATCACGATCCACGAGCGCGAATTTCGCGGGGCGAAGTTCCGGTTCTACGAGACCGAGCATGGGGCCTCCTTCGATACCTTCAACGATGAGCAGGAGATCCGGGATGCGTGGTGGCACATCGAACCCGGGCAGGTGGTGATCGACGTCGGGGCGGGGATGGGCTCCTACAGCCTGCCGGCCTGTGCGCTCGGCGCGGAACGGGTGATCGCCTTTTGCCCGCAGCAACCCGATCTGAATCTGCTTCGCGCCAATGTGAAGCTGAATGAATTTCAGCAGTGCGACATCCTGGAGACGGGGCTTGCCGATCAGCCAGGGTATATCGCCGTCGCCGGCAACGCGATGCGGTTCTCTCTGAACCCGCTGCCCGGAGCTTTCCCAGTCTCCTCCTTGGACGCTCACATGCTAATCCTCGACCGGCTCGACTGGCTGAAGATCGACGTCGAGGGATTCGAGCGGGAGGTCCTCCAGGGAGCCGAGTCCACGATCCGACAGTACCGTCCTACACTCTTAGTTGAGTATCACCTCTTCATGGATCCGTCGATCGAACTCCAATGTCGGCCGATCTTGAAGGCGCTCGGCTACACCGGGACCCTCCGGCGCTACCACGCGATCGCCCACGGGCTGTACCGGCCGGAGGCCTAATGGTCGCCGGCTACGTGGCCTTCCAACTCAAGCACGTCGAGCTGCCCGCCCTTAACGTGGGCGTTGGGGCGAATCCATCCAATCTCAACGGTCCCGGCGTTGTGCACCTGGATCTGGATGTGTGGAATGTCCCACGGTTTGTCCAGGGCGACGCGCACGCTCTCCCCTTTCGATCCGGCAGCTTCCGATCCTGTCTGCTCGGCGATGTCCTGGAGCATGTCCTCGATCCTGTCCAGGTCCTCCGAGAATGCGGCCGTGTAGCAAGGAAAGTCGTCTGCACCGTGTTCGAGGAGTGGCGGATCGGGCCTCCTGGGCGCCATCTCGAAGCCGGGCACGCCCTCTACGCGCCAGTGGAATCACACTATCAGCCCTTCCGGGACTCGGGTCAGTGCCAGGTGCGCTATTCGGAGGAGCAGCTCTCACACTCCCCGCACATCTGGGCTTTCACCCTGCCGATGTTGCAGGACATGATCTCGCAGGCCGGATTGCGTATCCTCGCGCTAGAGACCGATTGCCCGGGTGTGCACGAGGGACATCCGATGAATAACTGGCTCTTTGTCCTCACGAGGGATCCATGGGCTCACCGACCCCAACCGTCAGCGTCCTGACCTGCGCCTTCAGACCGGGAGGTTTGGACATCACCCTGGCCGGCATGCGGGACCAGACCTTCGCCGAGCCGTTCGAGCTGATCATCGTGGACCGGCGCTACGAGTTTCGCCACACGCGCGTCCTAGCCGTGGCCAATCAGTACGACGTGCCATGCATCCACGTGCCGGAGTACCGCCGCAACGGCAAATGGGCCTGTATCGGCAGTGCCTGGAACACAGCCATGGCACTTGCGCGGGGCGAGGTACTGATCTTTTTGCAGGACTACGCCTACGCGCCGCCGGGGTGGATCGAGGCTCACGTACACTGGCACACACAGCACTCCTGGCGCTACATCGTGGGGCCGTACACCTACCTCGGGCTCCCGCCCCTGGCCCTCAAGCCTCCGTACACGACCGAAGGGTTCGACTTCTCCGGGGATCGGCTCCATTGCACCGAGCAGGGCCTCGTCCTCCAAGGCAAGGTCCTCGACGAAATGTATGCGTTCCAAGCGGGTCCTTTCCAGCCGGCGTGGCTGCCGGATCTGCCCCGGCTCGATGCCCCGCAGGATCCCCGGAGCCATGCCGACGGGGCGGAGATTCCGGATACCCACATCCACATCAAAAATGAATCTATTCGCCGTGAGGTCGCCTACCGGCTGAACGGACTCGACGAGCGGCTCGACCGCGGCAAGGGGCCGTTGGACCTCGACTGGGGCCTGCGTCTCAGCTCCATCGGCGCGAAGATCCTCTGGGACCCTGCGACGCACACGCCGGTCATCAATAGCCGTATGATTGTTCCGACCATGCCCTGGGGGACCATGGACGAGCGTCTGGAGGGTCGGTGGTCCTGGCAAGACGGACTTGCCTACAATGCCCGCCGCCGCGCCGAATGCGCCCACGAGGCGCCCGAAGCGAAGAATCCGGCCCGGCTGCGCACGCTTTCCCTGGCCTTGGAGGAATGGCGGAACGACCCGCCGATTAACGTCGCTCACCTGGAGGTCCCGGATGCCCTCTACTGGGGACCGACCGTGATCTGGCCGGATACGCCATACCATCCTGCGCGACAGGCAAGCATTCCAGCACCGGCGCCTGGTCCGCCGGCAGACGAGACAGCCCGGATCCTGGCCCCGTGGCAATCGAAGGGAGATCCGCCTCCACCGGGAGGATTCGGGCCTATGTGCCGCGTCTGTGGAATATCCAGTTGGGTGGAAATCGCTGGGGGCCGTGCCGCCGACACGTATCACCCGAACGTAGACCAAATCGCCGACCCGAATGTGGATATCGTCGTGGATCTGGAAGGCGGCAAACTCCCACTCCACGATGGACACGCGGAGCGGGTGAAAGCGATACATGCCCTTCAGCATCTCAGTCGGGATGGCGCCCGGGCGATCCTGCGAGAGGCCTACCGCGTCCTCATCCCTGGTGGCAGCCTCTACATTATGATCGGTGACGGGGACTTTCTGATCGAGCGGCTGAAGGAGGACGGGTTCGTGGAGGCGTGGATCAGTTGCCTCTATCACGGACCAGACGTATCCGATCAAGGTCATCATCGGTGGATATACACTTTCGACACCATGAAGGCGGAGCTGGAGGTCGCAGGTTTCACGGACGTGGAGCACAGGGGCTGGTACAATAATTGGGAAATCAAGATGGAATGCCGAAAGCCATTCTAGTACAAGTCTGAGGAGCCATCATGGCCAATCTCGCCGTCTTGGGAATTGGGAAGGTTGGGCTTCCTCTCGCCTGCCATTTTGCGTCCATCGGCCACACCATCGTCGGGGTGGATACCAATCCTAAAGTCATCGAGCTGCTCCACGCCGGAGGAGAGCCACTCCCCTGGGAGCCAGGGACGAGTCAAGCTGACCGGCTGGGTATCGTCTTCACCACGGAGTTACGCCTCGCCCTCGATGGCGCCGATGCCGCGGTCATCATCGTCCCGACGCCACAGATGGGGGACCGGCTCGACGATAGCGTGGTGGAGAAAGCGGTGCGGGAGGTCTGGACGCATGATCGGGATCTCCGCATCTGCGTGGCGTCCACCTTGGATCCTCGAAGTCGGTGGCTCCTGCACAACCTTCGGGCCGTCTATACCCCCGTGATGATTCGCCTGGGCCATGTCCGCGAGGACCTGCGAGACGCGAGACTCTTCCTGCTCGGCGTGTACGGCGGACGGGACCTGGTCCAATGGGCACGCGATCTGTGGTATCCGTCCGGACTTCCTGAGAGCGTGCACGAGGTGAACTCTGGTCCAACGACGATTGCCGTGGCCAAGCTGGCTATCAACGCCACCTTGTCCTCGCGCATCGCCTGGGCGAATGATGTGGCGGAGCGGGCGAGGAGTTTCGGGGCGGACCCCGCAGTCGTCCTGGAGACAGTCGGACTTGATCCCCGGATTGGCAACGCCTATCTGCGCGCCGGCTGGGGACCGGCCGGCCCCTGCATCCCGAGAGATATGGACATCTGGTGCTCGGTCAAGGGCCTCGGGCTGGCCGAGATCATGCTGGCCACGCACCGCGTCTCGAATCGGCAGATCCTCGACCGCGTCGAGCAGTTCGTGCGCGCCCTGGCCATTGGCGCGCCCAAGGTCCTCATCCTCGGCGCGACCTACAACCCGGGGGCGATGGATGTGACCGAGTCGCTCGGGCTGGCGGTCTTTCGCGTCGCAATCGCCAGGGGATGGCAGCCGCACCTCATGGACCCAGCCCTCCTGCACTTCGGGGAAAGCCTGCTCCAGGAAATTGGGGCCATGCGCTCCGATCACCGCTACGCCCAAGAGTACGTGACCGAATGGGCCGATGCAGTTATCCTGGCCACCCACTGGCCGGAGTTCCGCGCCCTCGATTTCGGCTCGAAACCCTTCCTCGATCTCACCTGGGAGCAGGGATAGCCATGTGGAAAAACATGAAGGTATGCGTTACCGGGGGTGCGAGTTTTATCGGATCCCACCTGGTGGAGGCACTTGTCCAGCGTGGGGCGCAGGTCTTCGTGGCTGACGATCTGAGCAGCGGAAAGTTCGCCTATATCGAGCCGCTTCTCGCGCAAGGCCTGATCAAGTTCTACCGGGAGGATCTTCGGTGGAAGAAGTTCGCCCAGCATGCCGTGAAGCACCGGGACATCGTCTTCCATCTTGCCGCCGATCACGGGGGCCGGGGCTACGTGGATCTGCACCAGGCGGCGTGCGCGACCAACCTTGGGCTCGACTCGGCTGTGCTGCGGGCCTGTCTGGAATCGCATGGGCCGGGGAAGGTCATCTTTGCCAGCAGCGGCTGTGTCTACCCGAATCACCTCCAGACCGATCCGACGAAGGAGCTGTACCTCACCGAGGACATGGTCGGTCCGCCTTATGACCCAGACGGCGCCTACGGGTGGGCGAAGCTCACGGCCGAGCGAACGCTCCGGTGGTTCCACCAGGACCACAAGCTGCGCTCGGCCTCCTGCCGGATCTTCACATGCTACGGGCCTCGCGGGAAGGAAGACCACGCCATCATGGCGATGATCGCCCGGGCGTTTATCCGTCAGATCCCCTTCGAGATCTGGGGGGACGGAAGCCAGATCCGCAACTGGACCTATGTTTCCGATATCGTGAATGGACTGCTCCTGGCGGCGGAGAAGATCGACGACGGCACGGCGGTAAATCTCGGGACGATGGAACGGACGACGGTCCTCCAAGCCGCGGCACGGGTCTGCACCCTCCTCGGCCACCAGACCGGGATCTACGCCCGCCCCGACATGCCGACGGGCCCGCTGAACCGCGTGGCGGATAACACCCTGGCCTCCCGGCTCCTCGACTGGAGGCCCGCTGTGGCCTTCCAGGATGGCCTCCGGACGACGATTGAGTGGTACGTCGAGCATCATCGGCAAGACGACGTCCGGCAGCGTCTGGACCGTGCCCTAACCGAGCGGTAAGCCTCGAATTCCTCTGCCATCCTCCCTCTATGGCGAAGCGGAGCCCTGACGATACAATATCCCCCAAACGTCTGATACCAGTGGGGGACTTGTATGCGCGTCTGCTTCATCATTCCACCAAGTCCTTTTCTGCTCAATGACAAGAGTCTTCCCTGGCTTGGCCCCCTCTGGGTCGCCGCCTGCCTGCGCCAGCGCGGGCATACGGTCAGCGTCCTCGATCTCGCTGGCAATCCCGACTACCTCCAATTCGCCGCCATGCACGCCGAATCCGTGGGTGCCGACGTGTACGGGCTCACGGCCACGGCCCCAGACTACCCTTTGGCGAGGAAAATCCTCCGGTCGATCCGGCTGATGCGGCCCAAGGCCCGCGTCATCCTCGGGGGTGCCCACGCCACAACCAGCCCAGCGTCCTGCCTCCAAGACGAGTGGGACGCGGTGGTCGCCGGGGACGGGTTCTTCGCCGGGGAACGGGCACTGACGGAGAACGGCCTCATCTCGGCCTCGAAGCGGGGCGAGATCGTCGAGGACATTGATTCACTCCCGTTCCCGGCTCGTGACCTCGTCGATCTCGACTCCTATCACTTCCAGATCTGCGGGGAACGCTTCACCTCGGTGATGACCGCCTTCGGCTGCCCCATGGGGTGCACCTTCTGTTGCGGCCGGGACTTGTACGTGTACCGGAAGCTCCGGGCCATGACCCCGAAGCGGGTCCTGGCGGAGTGGGACACCATTCGGGCCGATTACCCGCAGTTCCGGGGGATCATGGACTACTCGGACGAGTGGAATATCCCGGCAGCCCGGGCGATCGAGCTGGCCGAGGCGATCGCTGCACACCCCACGAAGTGGATGATCCGCTGCTTCATCAAGGCGGAGCACTTCACGCCTGACGTGGCCTCCGCCATGGCCCGGGCGGGGGTCGTCGAGGTCCTCACCGGGGTCGAGAGCGGTTCCGATCGGATCCTCAAGGTGATCAAGAAGAATACCTCCTGGGAGATCAATGGGCGGGCCCGGCTCCTGGCGAAGGCCCACGGGATCCGGTTCAAAGCTGCGACGATGGTCGGGCACCCGACCGAAACGCGGGAAGATGCGCTCCTGACGAAGGACTGGTTGCTGACCTTCCAGCCAGACGAATTCGACGTGACCGTGTTCCAGCCGATGCTGGGCAGTCCGATTGCCGATCGGCCGGATCGGGAAGGGCGGGGACTCTTCTTCGACACGCCCGACGGGAATGTGCGGCCCTATAAGACCATCCCCGGGCAGTACGAGGCGAGCGTCCGCACCGAGACGCTGAGCGGCGCCGATTTGCTGGCCCTCAGGGACGAGATCGACCGCGACGTGCGGGAGGCCTTGGGGCTTGCCCCGTTGGTCGGTCCGAATCTCTACGAGGCCTCCATGGGCCAGCGGCCCGTGCTGTCCAGCCTCTAACTGACAGGAGTCACCGATGTCTATGCAGATCAGTGTCGCCGGCAACTTCGCGATCTTCGACCACGAGACGATCACGGTGAGCAGCACCTCGATTGGCGCCACGGCCTCGAAGATCAATCCCGGTGGTGGTGGCAATGCTTATTACGCGCTCTTCACCGTGGAGACCGTCGATGTCCGCTTCTGGCTGGATGGGACCGCGCCGACATCGACCGTGGGAACCAAACTGTCCGTCGGGCAGAACCTGGAGATCCACGGGAAGGAAAACATCGCGAACGTCCGGTTCATCTCCACGGGGGCGGACGCGACGCTGCAGGCGAACTACGGGCGGTAGGAGTCTACATGGCAGCACTCGGCTGGCAGCTCAATCTGGGATTCGCAGCATCTGACGCGGGAGGGCCGGCGACGCGGTTTGGTGACCTGCTCCTGCTGGGCGTCGGCCGATGTTGGTGGTGGCTGGCCCCTCTGGCCTGGTTGATGACGGGAAGCTGTCGATTCTAGGAGGACGGAAGATGATGCTTGCGCCATGGAATAGGCCAGGCCTGACCAACGTCCAGCGATATCTCCTGCTGCGATCCTTCGGGCTGTCCTTCGCCGGGGGCGTGGACAATATCACCCTAAATGCTGGCGCGGGGGGGAGCACGCTCGGTACCGATGACATTGGGGGTACCCATTATCAACTGATTAAGCTCGGCTACGGCGCCCTCGATACCTTCACCATTGTCACCGGCTCCGTTGGCCTCCCCACCGATCCGCTCGATCGGGCCGCCCGGGACATGGGCAAGATCGACATCGCGTCCCTCGATCAGTACACGCCGGTCGATATCGATTCAGGTGGCGGGACGGTCAATGCGATTCCCGTGACCCTTGGTGTCTCGGCGGCTGGCGGTGCGTTCATTGGCGGGGACGTTACCAATGGCCTCGATGTCGATGTCACCCGGGTCCCGACCGACCCCTTTGGAGCGAATGCCGATGCGGCCGCGATCGCCGGAAGCATTTCGGCGAAGCTCCGATACCTTGCCGGTTCGGGGATCGCTGGGGCGACGATGCTACCCGCTGGCACGAATAATATCGGTGATGTGGATGTCCTCACGGTGCCCACTGATCCTTTTGGTGCCAATGCCGATGCCGCAGCCGTCGCGGGCAGCATCTCTGCGAAGTTACGCTGGCTTACGGCGATCGGAATCGCCGTCGCGACACAACTGCCTGCGGGGACGAATAATATCGGCGATGTGGACGTGCTGACCGTCCCGGCGGACCCGTTTGGCGCGAACGCAGATGCTCAAGCTGTGGCCGGAAGCATCTCGGCCAAACTCCGCTGGCTCGCCAGTACCGGCGTCGCCGTGGCCACGTCACTGCCAGCCGGCGTGAACAACATTGGGGACGTGGACGTGCTGACTGTGCCATCGGATCCCTTCGGGGCGAATGCCGATGCGGCCAGTCCGACAGGCAGCCTCTCCGCGAAGCTGCGATGGATCGCCGGCACCGGCATCGGTGGGGCGACGATGCTACCGACGGGGACGAATAGTATCGGCATCGTGGACACCGAGTTGCCGGCCGCAGGAGCCCTCGCCGACAACATGGCGAATCCGACCACCCCGTTGGTTGGTGCCTGCCTGATGCAGTTCGACGGAACGACCTGGGATCGGGTGCGCGCGGCTCCAGCGGATGATTCGGCCTTCACGGTGGCCACCGATCTGGTCAGCCCCGTCGGTTTCCTAGTCGATGAAGTCTCCCCCGACAGCGCCGATGAAGGCGATGTTGGCTTGCCCCGCATGACTGCGGATCGCAAACTCCTTGTCCGAATTGTCGGAGCGACCGACGGGAATCGGCTGCAAATCACTGCCACGGGTGACGCACTGGTCAGTGTCGCGACCTCCCTGCCCGCCGGGACGAACAACATCGGGGACGTGGATGTTTTGACCGTGCCGGCCGATCCGTTCGGGGCCAATGCGGACGCTGCGAACCCCTTGGGGAGCATCTCCGCGAAGCTCAGGCATCTCGCCGCCGTAGGCATCGCCATCGCGACCCAGCTCCC